AGAATAAGAAACCTAGGTTTCTTATGAACTTCCTAATGAGAATAAGAAACCTAGGTTTCTTATGAACTTCCTAATGAGAATAAGAAACCTAGGTTTCTTATGAACTTCCTATATTTAATGTAGTTGCTTTAATGATATGTGGAAAAAATCCTAAAATAGGTATTCTTATACCAAATCCTTTAATAATATATTTTTGATTATTTTGTAATGAAGTATATAATTCAGGAGAATTAAAAAATAAATAATATATTGAATTACTTATAATGTAAACATTATCATTTTCATCTGTTACTAAATATTGTGACATTGAATATTTTCCGTATTTATAAAAACTTAAATTTTTAATTGTTATAGTTTTTGTAAATTGTGTAGAATAATTATATATAATATTTAATATTATTATTATTATAATTATTATAACTATATTTCGTGTATTGAAGAAATCAATAAAAGTATTTTTTTTCATTTATATAGTTAGTTTATAAAAAAATTTTAATATATACTTTTACTTAAAAATAAATTCATTACAAGTATACTAAAAAAATGATGCTTAATTTTTTATTATTATATTTTTCTTAATATATATTTATAATAAAATATAAAATGTTACTATTCATAATATTTATAGCAGCAATTTTTATTGCATATCTAAATCTATTATTATGGTTATTCTATAATAAACATAACAAACTATTGTTATGTTTATTATTTATATTAGTAATTGCATTATTGCCATTTTTAATAATTAGTTTATACACTTTTATACATACTACTGTATTATTTTTGTATAAACACCCATGCTTACTATTATTTATGTGTATCATTTTTATGATACCGTTTTATTTTGTAATTAATGGTATTATTCTATATTTTCTTTTAGAGTTTCGACAATATCATTAAATAATATTATTATTTCCATTTTCTCTTCATTTGACATGTCACGAATATTATTTATAATTTCATTATCTAATGTTTTCATATTTCTAATATGATGTAAATATTTTATAAATAAACTATTAGAATTGTAAATTTTGGTATTTACATTTTTTTTCATTATATAAATAAATTAGATAAATTATCTAATGTTTTTTCTAATTCATTAACTAATGGTTGATCTGTTTTTTTTCTCTCATTTATATATTCGTTTAAGCTATTATTTTTGGAGATATTTTCTTTAATATTTACTTTATTGTTATTTTTATCTTTATATTTTTTTATTAATAATTTATTTTTAACAATTTCTTGATTAATTATATTTAAATTATTTTGTAAAAAAGTAATTTTTGAATAATTTGATGCATAATGATTATTACTAAACTTATTTATTTTAAAAAGTGTTACATTCTTTATATTTTCTAAATTTGATAATATTTTTTCATGTTTTTCAATAAAATTATCTGGAGTGATATTTTTTATTTTTTTACTGTTAATGTTATTAATTTCATTTTCAATACATTGAACATAATAATTTACATTACTGCTTTTACCATAACTAATACCTAATAAAATTGCTTTTAAAAATATTAATTTGTAGTCATTATTATTTAAAATATTTTCCATATTAGAATCAAGTTGTATAGATGACATTATAATATAAAAAATTAATTTTATTTTATAAAAAAATCGTAAAAATATAAATATTTCTAAAAGTATCAACATAAGGAAGATATTTTCATTCTACAATGAATTTATTTGTAGATAAAGAACTATTTTTCGAAGTTTGCTACATATATGAAACATGGTTGTTTCACTTTTATAAAAAATCATAAAATATAAATATAAATATTTTTTTCTAATATAAATAAAGGAATAATGGGTTCAGCTGTTTCTAAAAGTAATAAAGATTTTATAAATAATAATTGGGATCAATTAAAATGTTCTCCACTTGGACCATTCTTACAAATGTTAGGTGTTGCACCAGGAGATGCTAATAGTACAAGTAATATGTGTAAATCTGCTGAATTTTCATCACAATTTAATTCTAGTATGACTGAACATATTAATATATCATCACAATTAACAGGGCATTTAAATATAGTACAAGAAACAATGAATAAATTTAGATCAGTTGTAGCATCAATGGAACAACGAGCATTTGAAGATCTATCTGCTATAGCAACACAAATTTTTACAATATATATAAAAATAGGTAATATAATGTATGTAATTATAAAAAATTTAATAGGTTTAATGGATGTATTTAGACAAAGTGTTAATTTTTCTGCTGCTATTGCAAAATTATTAATAGCATTTATTAACTTATTAAGAGTTCCAATTAACGGAGTGATAGACTTTGTTGATTTTTTTACAAGAGGATAGAAGGAACTTTCCAGAAAATAGTTCTTTATTTATAGATTTACTTCTCTCTAAAGAGAAGAACTTTATTAATTACTATTTTTTCATATTTTAGCGAAAAAACCCGAAATGCAATGGAGGTTAATCTCTATTTTTCTTTGTAAACTTCGGAAAATACATTATTATATATACTATATTTACTATAGCTACTATTCATATTTTTATACTTAAACTTCGGTAATTTTCAAAATATTATATGAGTTAATATTATTTAATATATTATTATATATTTCTAATGAACTATTTTTATATAAATTAATTATTCTATACTTAATATCTCATTAATTACATTATTATTTATTAATGATGATAATAATAAATCTTTAATCATTCCTGCAATTAAACATTTATATTCTTCCATTGATGGATTTACTTGATCTATTAACATGAAATTTGGATTTTTTTCTAAATACCATTCATATAAAGTTTTTAATCTTTCATCATCTTCAAAAAATGGATCTTTAACATATTTTGTTAAAGTTGATATTTCATCTTTATAAAATTGATCTAATAGATCTATACATAGTGGGTATTTATTTTGAAAACTCGTTTTATTTTGTTGAGATAACACAGACATATATTATAACAAAATATTTTTATAAAATAATAAATATATTTTATTAATAAAAAAAAAAAATGATTTTTAAAATACTTAAAATTAATTTTTAGTAAGATGAATATTATAAAATGTCAATCAAAATAACTGCAAATAAAATCGTTAAAAGTGTAGAAGAAACATTTGTAAAGAAAACCCAATTAGAACATATTATAGATATTCCTGATACTTATATAGGTTCAATTGAAAAAACAGATATTGATACATGGGTATATGATGAAGAACATGATAAAATTATTTATAAAAATATTAAATATATCCCAGGTTTATACAAAATTTTTGACGAAGTTTTAGTTAATGCAATTGACCAACATGTTAGAACAGAAAATGATGAAAAAATTATTAATAAAGTTACAACTATTAAAGTTAGTTTTGATATTGATAATAATACAATTAGTGTTTATAATAATGGTGAAGGCATTCCAGTTGTTGAACATAAGGATCATGGTGTATGGGTACCAGAATTAATTTTTGGTCATTTATTAACATCATCTAATTATGATAAAAATGAGAAGAAAATAACAGGTGGAAAAAATGGATATGGTGCAAAATTAGCAAATATATTTTCTAAAAAATTTACTCTTGAAACTGTTGATGCAGAAAGAAAATTAAAATATGTCCAAGTTTTTGAAAATAATATGAATGTGAAAAATGTTCCTGAAATTACACCGTCAAATGCTAAACCTTATACAATTATTCATTTTTCACCTGATTTAGATAGATTTGGAATAGAAAAGATTGATGAAGATACGGTTTTATTAATGAAAAAAAGAGTAATTGATATTACTGCTTGTACTAATAAGAATGTGTCAGTATTTTTAAATGAAAATAAAATAGATTGTAAAACATTAGAAAAGTATGTAAATTATTATTTAGAAAATGGAATTGAAAAAGTATATGAAGAAGTTAGTGATCGATGGGAAATTGTAGTAGCAATTAATCCAGAAACAAGATTTGAACAAGTTTCATTTGTTAATGGTATTAGTACATTAAAAGGTGGTAAACATGTTGATTATGTTACAAATGCTATTATCAAGAAGATTCAAACACATGTATCAACAAAAGGAATTAAAAGAAAGAAAATAGACATAAAACAAAATCATTTGAAAGATAATATGTTTATTTTTGTAAAATCAACTATTGAAAATCCAGCATTTGATAGTCAAATTAAAGAATATTTAACAACACCATCAACTAAATTTGGAAGTAAATGTGAAGTATCTGATAAATTTATTGACAAATTAGTTAAAACATCATTAATTGAAAGAGCAATGAAGTTAAGTGATTTTAAAGATAATTTAGGATTACAAAAAGCTAGTGGAAAGAAAACAACTGCTATTAGAGGTATTGATAAACTGGATGATGCTAATAAAGCAGGAACAAATGAATCATTGAAATGTACACTTATTTTAACAGAAGGAGATTCAGCAAAAGCATTAGCAGTTGCGGGATTAGGAGTAGTAGGAAGAGATTATTTTGGTGTTTTCCCACTTAGAGGAAAATTATTAAATGTTAGAGATATACTTTTAAAAAAAGTGAGTGATAATACAGAAATTAGTAATTTAGTGAAAATTATGGGTTTAAAATTTACAAATTCAAAGAATAAAACAAAAGAAGCAACATTAAGTGAATTAAGATATGGTAGAATTATGATATTTACTGATGCAGATGTTGACGGTAGTCATATAAAAGGATTATTAATAAATTTATTTGCTATTTTTTGGCCAGAATTGTTACATATTCCTGGTTTTATTATATCCTTAGCAACACCCATTATAAAAGTAAAATCTAAAGATAAAAAGAATAAACAAATACAAAATTTTTACACAATGACTGAATTTAATGAATGGAAAGAATCAATTGATAATGTAAAACGATGGGAAATAAAATATTATAAAGGGTTGGGTACAAGTACATCCGAAGAAGGAAAAGAATACTTTGTAGATTTCGATAATAAGAATATTACATACGCCATTTGTGATGGTGATGAAGATGAAGATAACAAAGAATTATCTATTGACAAAATTGAATTAGCATTTGATAAAAAACGTGCAGAAGATAGAAAAACATGGTTAAAAACATTTGATAAAGATAATATTATTGAACAATCACAAAAGAAAGTATTATATCATGAATTTATAGATAAGGAATTAATACATTTTTCGGATTATGATTGTAAAAGATCTATTGCATCAGTATGTGATGGATTAAAACCATCATTGAGAAAAATATTATATAGTTGTTTTAAAAGAAATTTAAAGAAAGAGATTAAAGTTGCACAATTAGCAGGATATGTTAGTGAAAATAGTGCATATCATCATGGTGAAGTTTCATTATATGAATCTATTATTGGTATGGCACAAGACTTCGTTGGATCAAATAATATTAATTTATTGGAACCAAAAGGACAATTTGGAACAAGATTGAACTCTTCTGATGCAGCATCACCAAGATATATTTTTACTAATTTAAGTGAATTAGCATTTCATATATTTAATCCATTAGATAATCCATTATTAGAATACAATGAAGATGATGGACAACAAATTGAACCTATATGGTATATTCCTATTATTCCAATGGTTCTTGTTAATGGAACAGAAGGTATTGGTACTGGTTATAGTACAAAAGTTCCTCCACATGATCCAGAAATTATTGTTAAAAATTTATTTAATATGATGGACGATAAACCACTTGAAAAAATGATTCCATGGTTTAGAGGATTTAAAGGTTCTGTAGAATTCAAAGGTATTAATGATTATGGATTAGAACAATATTTGAATAAAGGTACATTTAAATATATTGATGATAATAGTGTATTGATAAATGAACTTCCAATTGGAAAATGGATAGATGATTATAAATCATTTTTAGAAACATTATTATATGATAAAACTGTTGAAAATAAAAGTAATAAGCAATGTTTAATTGATTTTTCTAATAATTCTACTGAAAAAATTGTATCATTTACATTGAAATTTAAAACAGATGATTTAGCAGAAATTAGACAAAATAATGAAATAGAATCTATATTTAAATTAACAGATAGTAAGAATACAAATTATTTTAACATGCATATGTACAACAATAAGGGTGTTATAACTAAATATGATAGAGTAGAAGATATATTAAAAGAATTCTATTTTATCAGACTTGTTTATTACAATAAAAGAAGATTATATATGTTGAAAACAATGCAAGATGAACTTGATATATTTGCCACGAAAATAAGATTTATTGAAGATTTTATTAGTGGAGAAATTAATATTATACAAAAAGAAGATGAAGAAATAGTAGCAATGTTAGAGGAGAAGAATTATCCAAAATTTAGCACAAAGGAAAAAAGAGATAATAAAAATAGTGATGAAGATGAAGATGAGAATAAAGTAATAAATGATGATTTTAACTATGAATATTTGTTAAATATGAAAATTAAATCACTTACAAAGAAAAAGATTGAAGAATTAAAGAAACTACATGAAAATAAATTAGCACAATATAATGAATTAAGTATTAAATCAGATAAAGATTTATGGAAAGAAGATTTAACAAAATTCATTGAATTATATAGAGTAAAATTACAAGAATATAACGATATTATAAATAAACAGATAAAATCAAGTGTTGTTACTAAAGCTGTTAAAAAAACTTATGCTAAAAAAGTAAAAACATAATCCATTGCAAAGTTTACAAAAAATCAAAGAATGATCTATTATCTTTGACATACGTAAACATTTGACCATCTTTCTTGTCTTCTTTTAAACAACATTCAAATTTATGTTTTCGCATAAAATCATTTATGGTATCGATTTTTGATGAATCCCGTATTGCAAACTCGTATTCATAATAGAGTATTTTCATTATACGCTCTCTATCTATTTTGTAAAAAAAATGACCATCTATTTCAATATATGAATATTTTTTGAAATAGTCATGGCTATATTCTGCATAGTGTGAAGAAACATCATATGGCTCATAACCATTATCCAATAAATTGAAATACAGTTTATATTTTTTATTACTCATACTCTTATTACATGATTTCAAATATTTGCGAGCTAATAATGCAATATCAATCTCTGTCTTATTTTTGTTTAGATATATAAACAATCTATATATTGCTATTATTGTAAGAATAGTAACAACCCACATTTTTAAATTTATTATATATTAAATAATCTATTATATATTGCTATAATAATTTAATAATCAATTTTTTTTTACCAAATTCTACTTAAAAATAATGTAATAAATATAATTATGTATAACTCAGAAGATTTATTATATACAAATAATTTTAATCCAACAACTATTTTAAGTGAAAATTCTATTGTAGATGAAACAAAATATTATGATAGATTTAAAAAATATATTGAAAATGATGTAGATACACAATATGATAAATTTATTGATAATGATGAAAATGAATCAAATCAAATAAATTTAAATAAAACATTGAATAAAAAATGGCCAATTGATAGTAAAAAAAATCATTATCCTTTGTTTGATACATATACAAATGATATTAGTGTAAATAGGTATAAAAAAGAAATTATAACAAAAATAAATATTGATACTATAAATAGAGATTATATTAAATATATTAATCCAAATGATTTAACGGTAAATTTTCAAGAAGTGTATAGTAATATAAAAAAAATAATATTAAATGATATAAATATTAAAAATACAAATCAATCTGTATCTAATTATAACAATAATTTATCGTGGCAATATACATCACAAAATTTTTTAGTATCAAATAATATTGATAATAATATTATACCAGTACCTAATTTAAATAAAAATATACCATATAGTAGTTTACCAAATGCCGTTTATAAATATACGACTAATAGTACTTCAGCATATATTGTAGATGTTGATAATTATCTAGTATATGAAACAAATATAAATCCAGGATTTTATTCAATTAAATCTTTAATAAATAATATAAAAACAAATACATCTCTTATAACACATAGTAAAAAAGTATATAAATCGTTGGATTTAAATATATTAGAAGAACCATACTTAGCATATCCAAAAAAACAACATATTCCCCATTTATTTTCATGCGATATAAATCCAGAAACAAATGTTGTAAAATTTGTTAATAGAATCGAAGAAGTAAATATTTTTGCAATACAAACATTTTCACCTTATGAAAATAATTATCAAAATGTTGATATATTTTATTATTATTCATCATTATATTCATCTAGTAATTCATTTGTATTAAATAATCAATATATATACATAACAGTTCCAGCAAGTAGTGAATCAACGTATCAATATTATTATAATTTAAATAATGTAATATCACCAAATGCATTTCCTTTAGTAATTACTGATTTGAAAAATAATGTCGGTGGTATAAACTATGATCTAATAAATTATACTACTTTTTTTGATTTAAATATGTATTTAGAAAAAGGATATAAAGAAACAGAATTAGAATCAATATCTTATTATAAATATATTGATACAATAAAAATTGTTACAACACAAACTATAAATGGAAATATAGTAACAATAAATAATACATATTTAAGATTTGGACTACATTTATCATCTGGATTAATTTCAGGTTATACTTATAATAATAAAGGAACTTTAATCAAACCATCATTTACAAATAATTATATTTATTCAAATACATTAAATAATTATTTAGAAAATTTACATTTTCAATATGAATATATAATAAATACAAGTTTGATAGGAAGAGCATTATTATTTAGATGGGTATATGATAAATATAATAATAATTATATAAATTATGAGATTGAATCAATGAATGTTAAAAAACGTACTATATTACATATTTTAGCATGGATTATTCCAAATCAAACTTATCAAATATACGATGTTGAAACAAATAAAGGGTTTTCATTTGTTCAAACAAATGTAAATGCGAATTATACAACAGAAGATGATATAATAATTTATGAAAATAAAGCAAATAATTATCCTGTATTATATTTAAATATACAAAATTACAATAATGAATATTATTTTGTAAATGATTCATATGTTTACATGAAAATTATATTTGATAATATAACTGACAATAATCAAACAAACTATTATAATACGTCAATATCTAATGATAATTTACAATATAATCAGGTATATGTACAAGAACAATTATTTAATGTTGGTATTGGTGAAGATTATACTTCAATTGTTGGTTGTGCTAATATACACATTTTTAAAAAAGATTATAGTAATATTTTTACAAAAATATTATTAAGTAATACTCCTGGAAATTTCGATATATTAAATTCAAATATATGTAATAATAATTATATAATAAATTATAGTTATGTCCAAGATAGTATGTCATCTATTTCAATACAAATATTAGATTCTGAATTTAAAATATTACAATCCTATAATGATTATAGTTTTACAATGGAAATACATCAAATTCAAGATGTGTTAAAAGAAACATTAATTAATACAAAAACTAATAATGTAAATAGTACTGGACATTTTATTTAAAAGTGAGGAAACCCAGGTTTCCTACACATACCTTCCTTATTTTAAGTGAGGAAACCCAGGTTTCTTACACATATATTCCTTATTTTAAGTGAGGAAACCCAGGTTTCTTACACATATATTCCTTATTTTAAGTGAGGAAACCCAGGTTTCCTACACATATATTCCTTATTTTAAGTGAGGAAACCCAGGTTTTCTAAACATATATTCCTTATTTTAAGTGAGGAAACCCAGGTTTTCTACATAATTGTATACTTAGTATAATTTTTTTCTTAGTAAAGAGTATAATGCCAACTTATTTTATTGAAGATTATTTTTGTTTTATTAAAAATAAAACAATTCAAACATTAATTAAATTTTTAGATAACATTAAAGATTTTCAAAAATTTTATAAAATAAGTAATGAAGACACTACAAAAATAGTTAATTGTATTAAAGAAAAACATATTAGTAAATTAGGTGATAAACTTATAATTAAAAGTAATAGAAAAGGTCCATTATTTAGTTCTACTTGTTTTGCAAATATAGAAAATAATAGTAGCTCTAATTTTATTTTACCAACACTTGATTATAAATTATGGATTATTAAAAAAAAAGGTAAATCTGTTGTATGGAGTTTATTAAATGATTATAATTTTTCTCAAAAGTATTCTAAAGATGAGGAATATTTGCCAGTTGAATTTATATTTAAAAAAAATATGTTAAATTTTTATCAAATTAAAAATTTTAAAAAAAAATTATATTTACATTCTGGTCATTTAGGGATAGGTGAGTTTGGTCGTATTCATAATGTAAAGGTTCCAAATTGGATATTATTCATTATATAATATAAATGGTTCTTTAATTATTATGCCAGAAAAATATAATATGAAAGATATTATAAATAAAAAATTTATATTAACTGATTATAATGTAGAAGTTGATGGTGGATTATTTTCATTTATAAATTCAGATGTATTATCAAATATGATTAATGGTAGTTATTATGATTTATTAGATAAAAAAAATTATTCTGCTGACTATATTGAAATATATGGTAAAAAATTAATAAAATTAGCACAAAATAAGAAAGATAAAGAAAATATACAAAATTATTTAACAAAAAATAATTTAGAAGATAAACTTATTGCATTTTATGCACGTAATTTTGAAGGAGATGGTATATATAGTACATATCGAAGTGGAAATATTTTTATTATATGTAATAGTAATATTACAACTATATTAGATTATTTTAGAGAAAAATATAATATTTACGAATATAAATCTTAATAAAAAAATCTAATATTATAATAATATGTATAATCAATTTAAAAATGGTCGTGTTACATTAGATAGTGATAATATTAAGGATATGAAAATGATTGATCATAGTGGTGAAAGAATGAATAATTTTCAAGTAGAAGCATTATATGGAATTCAAGAAACATCAAAATTAAATCAATTATTTTTTTCAAAAAAAAATATGGAAAATATTCAAAATATGATAAGATATAATGTTTATTTAAAAAGTGAAAATAAATTTATTATTGACAAACAATCTGATATTGAATTAGAAATTATAATGAGAGCAATGTATTTACAATATTCTCCTAATTTACCTAATCAAATTACAGAACAAATTAAATATTTAAATAAATTAGTATGTGATTGGTCAGTAGAACAAATAATTCCAGAAGTTCAACAATATTTTGGTTATATGAAAGAAATTGAATATATGCCTATGCCTATAGATTTACCATTAAATTTATCATCTAAAGGTTCTAGATCATTAAGATCTGTAACAACAACATTTTAAAGTAAGGAAACCCAGATTTCCTATACATGCAATAAAGGTTCATTTCTATACTCTGGAGTTTATGTAGTAAACTGGAGCTTTAGCGTAAGTTCATGGCTATTTTCCGGAGTATACGAAGGAAAATACGAAGTAAAAATTAAAATGAATTTATATAGGAAATATATATAGTAAACTGGAATATTAGTGTAAGTTTATGGTTGTTTTCCAGAGTTTACGAAGGAAAATACGTTCAATCATATTCTTAATTTCTATAAATATTTTATATATTTTAAAGAAATAATTTTAATTTTAATTTACAAAAATTAAAATATATATAAATAATATATTATGTCAGTCGTTGTTAATATACTTGCTGCAATTGGTTTAATAGTAATTATAGCTTATATTGTTTATTATATATATAATTATATAAAAGATATGCAAACACAACAAACTATTTCACAAATGAATCCTCCAGGAAGTTATATGCAAAATACTGGAATACTATGTCCAGATTATTGGGTAAATACTGGTATTGATGCTAATGGAAACTATATTTGTGAAAATACTTTTAATATTCAAACAAATACTAATCCTAGTTGTAATTCTACTCAAATGATGTTCTCACCTGTTGCTAATGGATATACATGGGATTATGGAAATCCAAATGGTATGACATCTTTAACAGATAATGATAAATATACCTTTGTTGAAAAATCAACAGCAAAAGGTGTTGCAGGAGCAATATCAAGATGTAGTTGGGTTAATAGCTGCGGACCATCAACAACTGTTCAAGGAATATGGTCAGGTGTAAATGAAATATGTAATAGTCCACCACCATCATCATAATTTAATCTTCTATATTTACTTGAGTTTACGAAGGAAAATAGCGATGAACCTTCATTGCAATGTGGTTCTTTATATACGAATAAATTCTCTGATAAATTCATTGTAAACACCAGTTTACTATAATAGATATCTTAACTATCGATAACTATTTGAAAATAAGATTTTTTAAATATTTATTTAATTTCTTTTTATATATTATATATGCCTTTAGTTATTGTATTTTCCTTCACATACGTTCCGGAAAATAACCATAAACTTACGCTAACTCTCCAGTTTACTGCATAATATCAGGTCTTGCAGGTTCTGGTAAAAGTACATTGGGTGAAAAATTAAATAAATTACACAATGTTAATGTTGTAGAATTAGATGATATTGATGATGAAAATGCATTAAAATTACTAGAAAAACAATGGAAAGGTGTTGATAAATTTCATAAAATGAAAGATAAAATGAATAAAACATCCATAATGAATATTATTGATAATATAAAAGAAAACGATATTTATATTTTTGTTGGTTTATTAGATGAAATAAATAAATTTGCGACACATAAATATTTTATAAAACCTGATATAGTTAAAATTTATAAACAAGTTAATTTAAGAACATTACATGATATTGTTGATAGTGAAAATGCAATGAAAAAATTATTTAATAAATGTGAAACTTTGGATGATATTGAAAAAACTAATGAAATATTACTTTATAAATACAAAATACGGCGATTATTTCCAGATAGTAAATATGGCATTAAAGATATGATTGAGAGAAGAAAGAATGATGTCAAGAAAAATGATTTTAAAATTTTATCAGTTGATAAAATATATGATGTTGTTAAAAATCATATAAATAAATTTAATAAATTTAATAAATTTAATAAATTTTAATATATAATGTTGGTATTTTTCATTTTTAACTTGAAAAAATAAATGACTTAAGAAAATATATCATTATGTCATGTTTTTATAATAAATTAATTCAAAATAATACAACCATAAATATATAATGAATTTATCGAAGCATTTATGTGTAGATAAAGAACTATTTTCAGGAACGAATATGAAAGATAATACAATGAATTTATCGAAGCATTTATGTGTAGATAAAGAACTATTTTCAGGAACGAATATGAAAGAAAATACAATGAATTTATCGAAACATTTATGTGTAGATAAAGAACTATTTTTCGGAGTTTACAAAGGAACTACATATAGTAATACCATTTTGAAATTAAATAGCCACCTTATGAGTTTTATGAAAATAAAAAAGAAAAAACAATAAATATGTTAAAAAAATAGTGTAAAATCTTCCTAAGTTTTTACTATTTTAAGGAGTTCATTTGGTAAATAAAGTTTACAAAGTGAAATGCAGAAAAGAATTGTAGCATCTGGCATAAACAAAATAATTTATATTTTTTTTATACAGTTTTGTACAAGGTTCTAAATAACATGTGTAATTAAATAATTTGATATTTCTTTCTTAATTTTCAATGTAAATTTCTTTTTACGTTTTTCATTCTTTTGATTTAATTTTTCTATTTTTAATATATTTTCTAAATCGTCTATATTGATAGAATAATTATTCATAAATTTTATTAATTCACTATTATGTTTCAAAGGCTTTTTAAAAGAATTAATAATATTTATATTATTTGTATCATTTACATCATTTACATCATCTGAACATTCTGGTTCTTCGCTACAATCATTATTACATGAATTTAATTTATAATTTTCGAAATAGTAAGACATAATTTCTGTAATATAAATAATTTCATCAGTATCATAATTTATTTTACCCAGAGAAAATTTAGCGCTATTCAATAATTTTTTATTAACAAACATTTGTGAAATTTTATTTAACAAACTAGTGAATTCAATTTCTATAATTTCTTTTGAATTTTCTTCTTCATTTACACTTTTAGTTTTTAAATTACTTAAATAATAATTAGGAATAGTAGAACCATATATTGCAGCTATTGGATATAATTCATCCCAATCCTGAACTTCAAAAATATTAGTTTGTATTGTATCATGAATACATAGTGATTGTAATATATTTTTAAAAGTAGTTAATTTTATTTTAGAAGAATCATCTGAATTTTTAATATAATTTAATGAATTATGGTATAACATTAATGGTGTTAATAAACAATCTATATCAAAATATATAAGAGATTCTTGTATACTCATTTTTTGAGTCATTAAAATTCTTGTTGAATCTTTTAACTGAATATCTTGTTCTTTTTCTCCACAAAATTTAATTGTATTATCGAATAATTCTTTATTTATTTTTTTACCATTTGCCGAAAAATATAAATCTTCTAATATCATTATTAAATGTCTTATATCTCCTTGACAATATTCACTAATATTTTCAATTATATTTTCGTCATATTCTTGTTTAATATCACTATATATATCAACAATAATAGTTCTAATTTCTTCATTTGTTGGTTTCTTTAAAATAATAACTTCAGAATATTTTTTTAACTCATTAATTTTTTTATCATTTATATCATTTGATGTACAAATAATAGGATTATATAATTTAATATAATTATCGATTGATACTTTCATTTTTTTATTCTTTTTTTTATTTGTTTCAATTTTTTCATTATATTTTAATATATCTAGTAACTCAGTCATTCCTCCTTTATCACTTAATTTGCATATGGTATCGATTTCATCCATTAAAATTCCAATTGGCAATTTTCCTTCATGAAACATATCAACAACATTTTTATATGTTAATGATTTATAAAGAAATTCACCTAATTTTTTCTGACTTCTAATATCAGATGAGTTTAATTCAATTTTTTGATAATCATATTCTTTTAATATTAATTCTGCCAATAATGTTTTACCAACACCAGTATTACCCATAATTAATAATACTTTTTTAGGAGAATATGAGTTTTTTTTATAATTTTCAATCCATATTTTTGCTTTATTTATTTCATCAATATTTGTTTTAAAATCTTTTAAAAATTTTGGTTTGTACTTATCCAACCAGTTCATATATAATTTATATTATTAAAAAAACTTTATATTAAATGAAGCCTTAGCTAAGGTTGTTTTACAATAAAAAATCTTCTAATTTACTTATTTTTTTATAATTAAAAACAATAAAATCATCATTAAAATAAGTATTCACAAAATCTAATATTTCTTGTGTATAATAAGTTTTATAATAATTAAAATCAACTTTATTTTTATTTAAAATGACCTCTTTGTTATGAATAATATTATTTATTCCTATTTTTTTAAAAACAATTTCTAAATCATTTTCTAAATTTTCATGTTTCCCAATAAAGTCCATATCATTAAATCCATCACTATTTAAAATTTGATTATATTGAGTTAAAAAAATATGATTATATGCATTATCTGATAATTCATCTCTATTATCAATAAAGTATTGTAAATTTTCAAATTTTTCATAATTATCATTATCTAATAAATTTTCTGAAATTTTAGGAGTACTTAAAATAAAATTCCATGCTGAAATAAATCTTGTATAGGGATCTCTAACAAAAGTAAATTTAAATGATGATTTCCATTGTTCTTTTGTTATCATCATCATTTGCATTAATTCTTCAGAGCCGGAATAATAATTATTAACTCCGTAAGTTCTTCCAGTGAAAGGGCCAATTTTAACATAATCATATAAATTTATGCATTGATATTTATTTGTATTATTAAATATATGATAATCAGATCTTATAAAAAAATTATAACTAGTGAAGTTATAATATTCATCTAATGTTGATTGTATATAGGTTCCTGCGGTTTTAGGGATATGAAAATATATTGCATTTAATTTATGATTTATACTAGCCATTTTTATAAATTTTATATAGAGTTTTTTCTTATTTTATAAACGATTTTATATAAGGTAATTTTGAAAAAATTACTTTTCAAAAGAAATATATATTTTTGCGTTTATAATTAAAATAAATTTACAAAAAAAAAATATCATATAATAATATAAATGGGAGGTTCATCATCTAGCACTTGTGATTGTTGCGCATCCTTTATAACTTTTTGTGAAGATGCATTTGGAACATCTAATTGCACTGTATGTGGCGTTGATATTGCATTAACTGGAATCGAATTTTGTGACGATTATCTACAATTTCCAACAGTAAAATTCTTAAAATCAAGTAAAGGAGGAAATACAATAGATAATATACCATATAATTCTTTGGCAAATATAAAACTAGGAGTGTTAGATGTTAATACACCATCTGGATTAACTATTTATCAATATTTACAAAATAAAGGATTATTTACAGTTGTTTCAGGAGGTTCTCTTTATATTTCTGGATTATCAAATACATTAATTACTTTTAGAAAAAATTTAACTTCTTTTACTCGTGGTGTTAATGTTATGACAAGTTTAGCATCAAGTCAAATTATTTCCACTGGAAATCAAGATATTCAACCTATTAATGCATCATTAGCACAAAAATTGGGTTTTACAGTAAATGATTACAATTATTACCAAAATAATCCTTATTATGATTATTATTCAACTTCAAATGAATATGCTTTAGAATTAGTTCGTGTTAATGCACTTATTATTATTTTATGGCATATTATTTATGAACAATCTACTTATTTAGGAATAGATCTAACTGATAATTATCCTTTCTACATTACATTTTATCAATCTATTTATAATAATCTAAATAAATCCAATGCTATTTTATCTAATCAAATTAATCCTTATTTTGTTCAATATACACCAAATATTATTCCAGCAACTTACGATCCAATTATAGAAAAATTATCTAATGCTATTAGTTCTGAAACTGATATTGTCACTCTTTTACAATTAAAATATTCTACTAGATTATCTTCTCAAAGTGAATTAAGTAATGCGAATTTTGATAAAAAATCAACTTCTTTTAAATTATCAAGAGATTCTATTAAAACTAATCTTGTTGAATGTGTCCAAAATAGAAATCAAATCAATGCTAATGCAGGAATTCAAACTCAACCATATCCTTAAAAGTGAGTTTATAGATAATATGTGTATTTTCCTTAGTAAACTCCGGAAAATAGTTCTTTATCTACGCATAAATTCATTGTAATAAAACAAATTAGATTCTAACTATTTATTTTTTATAAAATTAAATTAGTATAAATTTTCTATATATTATAATAATAATTATTATAATATATTTCAAATGTGTTCTATTAATCATGATAAAAAAGTTATTTTTATACATATACCTAAAACTGGTGGAACATTTATTAGAGAAAACTTAGAGAAATATTATGGTTTTAAATTTTACGTAATAAAACGAGCGGATCATGATATCTTTTGTAATATTACTAAATTAGACAAAGAAAGGAATAAAGAATTTAATGATTTTGTTGCAAACAGAAAGCATGGTATATTAAAATATGCAAAAACCAGTAACTATATTAATCGTATGATCAATATGAATAATGAAAAATGGAAATCTTATAAAATATTTTGTTTTGTTCGGAATCCATATGATAGATTAATTTCAGGATGGAATTTTTTAAAATCAAAACATGGTATTAATTCATCTTTTGAAGAATTTATTTTTAAAGAAGAAGTAGTTTCAGATTTTGAATATATTCATTCATTTATGAGTCAATATGATAATATGATTGATGAAAATAATGAATTTAAAATTAATTATTTAGGAAAATTCGAAAATATAGAAGAAGATTTTAAAAATATATTATTAAAGTTAGGATTTTCGGAACATGAAATTAAACATGATAAAGAGAAAAAAAATAACTTTAAACATCCATCCTATAAAGAATTAATAAATACTCAAGAAATTTTAAATAAAGTTAATTTAATTTGTCAAAAAGATTTTGATAATTTTTTTTATAAAAAAATGGAATCAATAGATAAAGAAAATACAAATTTAGAGTTGGTTGATAATAAATTAGATATTCCATCAATTGAATTTTTAAAATATTTACAATTAGGCGGTCATATAAATGATTATAAACCATTAAATTATAATTTTTATAATACATTACTTTTATTTCCAGAATTAGAATTATTCAAAAATAATTTAGAAATTATTAAAAATGAATTAATGCAAAATATTGGGGTTATGCAAGATTGGTTATTAAAAGATAAAAATGATAAATTTTATTCGAAACATACAATTATTCCTATTTATGGTTATAAAAGATGGTCTAAATATTCAAAAGATTTTCCATTAATAACTGAATTAATTAAAAAAATAAAAAAAATAGAAACATGTTGTTTCTTGAAATTGGCTAAAAATTCCCGTTTAGATAAACATTATGGCTATAATCCATCTTCTAATTATATATTACGAAGTCACCTCGGTTTAAAAGTCCCTCAAAATTGTGGAATGTGGGTTGATAATGAAATTAAAATGCATCAAGAAGGAGAATGGCTTACATTTGATGATAGTAAATTACATACCGCATTTAATAATTCAGAAATTGATAGATATATATTATTAGTTGATTTATTACGACCTGATTTTATAAAAACTGGAAATTCATTGCGAAAGGAAAATAATAATGATAATTTAATAGAAGAATTTATTTTAGAAAATATATAGTAAACTGAAGCTTTAGCGTAAGTTTAAGGTTATATTCTGGAGTTTACAATGGAAAATTACTATTTTTCTTCATAAATATACTCTAAAATATTTATTAACTAAAATTACCAGCCTGATAAACTACACTTGAATTATTACTATCTTTTTTAATAGTTGGATAACATATTTTACAATTACCTTCTTTATCTTCACATTTACAATTTGCATAACTATTTAAATCACCATTTACATAACATGCTTTGGGCATATATGATGGTCTTAAATTTTGTTTTGCACAAATTTCTTGTAGTCCTTTAGTTGGATAAAGATATGAAGTATCATTTTTTGTTTTTGAATAATTAATTCCAATAAAACTTTCATATTCATTTTTTTTCATAAAAAGTAATAAAATAATGATAATTATAATTATTATTACTATTATAAATAATAAATCCATTTGTATATATAGTTTTCTAAGATTAAAATTTAGTATAAATTTTAATATTTTCTTAATAAATTAGGTATTTTCCTTCGTAAACTCCGAAATATAGTTCTTTATCTACGTATTTTCCTTCGTAAACTCTGCAATATAGCGATGAACCTTCATTGCATTTCGGTTCTTTTCTGTATTTTCCTTCGTAAACTCCGGAGTATAGCGATGAATCTACGCTAAAGCTCCGATTCTTTTCTATATTACTCGAATAAATTCATTGTATTTTCCAAAGTTTATGAAGAATAAGAATTTTCAATATGAATTTTTTTTAATTCTATTTTAGTAAATAATAATTTAATAAATAATGTATCAAAATTTTTAATAACATAATCTTTATTATTAGTATTAAAAATAATTTTAACGATACCATTTAGATTATTCATTATTATATTTATATCTATTTTATTATGTATTGATATAAAAAAGAAAAATGTATATAATAAAACTTCTGAAATAATATTAATGTTAAATAAATTATTGAAATATAGTTTCATATATTTAATTGTATTTAGTGTTTTATGGTTTGTAATAAATCCATAATCAATAATATTTATAATATATTTATCAAAAAATATATTATATTCAAAATCATTAAATTTAAATTTATGTGAAAATGGAATTTTAATTTCATTAATCATTATATTTTTAACGCTTGAATTACAATATATATCATTGAAATATATTGAATATATATTGTTAAATGTATAAATGATAGATAATGTTTGAAATAATATATTTTTTTTTTCTATATAATTAAGATTACATAAAAAATCATGATTTATTAAATGTTCATTTTTTTTCATAAAAAAAATATATTCTTCTTTATTTTTTATAATTGCTAAATAATTTGTAATAAATTTTTTATAAAAAGTATTATTCATTTTTTTCATAACATATAAATAATTATTGTATTCTTGCTTAAAAGTTATATCAGTATTAAAAATTTTCATTATTAAATTTATATTATTATTCTTTAATAAGTAAATTTTTCCAAAACTACGTTCTTTTTTATAGAAAATTTTTTCATGAATATTTTCAGGTATACTAAAAAATTTATTACACTGATATACTTTCATATATATATATATATAGAATTTATTTATACAATTGGACATTTACTAGATGTATAATTATTATTTTTCAATCTATTTTGAACAGTTTCTGCAGATTCAGGCAACCATTGTGGACCTGGAATAGGAGCAATTAAATTATATGGATTTTGTCCACTACCTGAACATATATTACAACCATTGCTATCTTGTATACACATTTGTCCATTTGGTTTAAATGGAAGGGGTGATGGTGAAATATTTGGTATTTCTGAAATTGGATCAATAACTGGTTCTACTGAATTCATATTTTTCATTTTATATTCTGTATCTTTATACATTTGTTGTTTAGGCATTTGTTGTTGATACATTGGTTGATTATCCATATGCTGTTGATACATTTGTTGATTATGCATTTGTTGATTATCCATTTGTTGTTGATACATTTGTTGATTATCCATTTGTTGTTTAGGCATTTGTTGTTGATGCATTTGTTGTTGATACATTTGTTGATTATCCATTTGTTGATTAGGCATTTGTTGTTGATACATTTGTTGATTATCCATTTGTTGTTTAGATGTAAATTTTTCCATACCTTTTTGACTATTAATCCATTTATTACACATTTGTGTAACATTCATTTTATCTTTTTTAGATATCATTAATCTTGAAATTATATCAAGTATTACCATTGTTAATAATAATCCTAATACTGGAATTAATATTTGATTAACATATGTATTACTTGACCATTTATATGCTTTTGCAAAACCAAATATTATAATAGCTACTAATACAGAGATTGGAAAACTAAAAGAATAAAGAGGATTTTTAATTAATAAATAATTTTCTGCAATTTTACCACAATTAATTTCCATTATATATATAAATCATATAATTTATTTTTTTCTTTATATTTAAAATAATATTAAATAAAATATAATATTAAAAATGTCATCTTATAAAATAATAGTTGTTAATTTAAAAAAAAGAGAAGACAGAAAAAATGATATTATCAATTTATTTTCAGAATTAAACTTATATCCATATTTTTTTTATGAAGCTGTTGATGGAAATAAAATTGAATTAACATTGGAAATAAAAAATTTATTTGATGGAAATGATTTTAAATATAGAAAAGGTGTTATTGGTTGTGCATTATCACATTACAATATTTGGTTAGATTTATTAAATGATAAAACACATGATTATTATATAATATTTGAAGATGATATATATATAAATAAAAATATAGATTTTTTAAAAAATTTTGAATTATGCAAAGATTATATTAAAAAAAATGAATTAATAGATCTTTTATTTATGGGTTTCCATAAAAGCAACCAAAATTTAAATTTTGACAATAATTCTTATGGAAATATAAATTTTATTCCATTTGAATATAATTTGTTTAATATTGGTGGTTCATTTTCCTATATTATAACGAAAAACGGTGCAAATAAAATAATTGATTATATACATAAAAATAATATAAAACATGGCATAGATTATATGTTTAAGATTATTCCAGATTTTAATATAATTATGACAAAACCATCAATAATATTATCAGAATGGATGCAAAAATTAACTGATAATGTAGATAGTGATATTCAAAAAGATTTCAATTGTTTTAATATAAATTTTCTTTATGATTATAATAATTATATTTTTTATAAAGGGTATGATCAAATAAATAATGATATAAAATATTATAGAACAGATAGATTACAAGATTTATTTATTGAATGTAATAAATTAGACGATTTAAGTGATGGTTTTAATACACTTGGATTTTTTAAAAATAAAATAGATAAAGATAGAGAATGTTTAGTAAAATCAGCATGGTTTGGTGAAAATGATGGTATATTTATAAAATTAGATAGAACACAAAGAGTAAAAATATTATGTAATTGGACAGATTCAAATACTCTTTGTAATATATGGAATAATCAGTCCAAAGGAAATTATACCTGGAATAATATTAAATTAACATCAGATAATAATTTAATTGATTATTATGTTATAATAAATTATCCTAATCAAAATGAATATACAATGAATTTATCTAAAGAAATTATACAAAAAACAATTGTATTTCAAATGGAACCAACATGTAATCAACATAATAATAATTGGGGAACAAAAACTTGGGGTGAATGGGCTAATCCTGATCCAAATAAATTTTTAGAAGTAATGTCTCATAAAAAAACTCACAATGGATGTCAATGGTCTATACCAGATACTTATCATAAATTAATGACTGAACAAATAAATAAAAAATATGACTTTATATCAATAATTTGTTCATCAAAAATGAATGATCCTGGACATTTAAAAAGAATAGCATTTTTAAATTATAATGATAATTTACCAAATGATCAAAAAATAAAAATTGACATATATGGTTCTGTTAATAAAGTATGTCCTAATTTATCTACTTATAAAAGATATTTAGAAGATAATGAAAAAGGAAAAGGATTAAAACCTTATAAATATTATTTTATGGCAGAAAATAATCAAGAACATAATTATATTACTGAAAAATTATGGGAACCGATTGTTTCAGAATGTTTATGTTTTTATTGGGGTGCTTTAAATCTATCTAATTATATAAATCCATTAGCATTTATACCAATAGATTTAGATAATTTAGAAGAAACACATAAAATTATGAAAAATGCTATTGAAAATGATTTATGGTCACAAAGAATAAATATAATAAGAGAAGAAAAATATAAAGTGTTAAATTATTATAATTTTTTTCCTACAGTTGAAAGAATTATTTGTAAAGACTTATGGAAAGATAAAATTTTATCTATTGTTAATACTACAAAAATAATTATCATAATGAAAAATGAAACAAATAGATTAAATTATAAAATAATACCATTTATTAAAACAATGGAATATTTTAATATATCTATAAAAATATATAATAATAATAATTTTTCCTTTATTGATATGCAAGAGAATAATTCTTTCTGTAATTTTCTAATTGTGGAAGATAATATGTGTTTAATATCATCTATAAATAATTTATTTAATCATATATTATATTTACCTGATAATTATGATATTTGTCAATTATATCTAAAAGAATCAGAATCTAATAAAGAAATCATAATTACTAAACAATTTAATTCATTATATTATTGTGTTAAAAAATATTATTTTAAATATTATAATTCATATATTATTTCAAAAAAAAGTATTGAAAAAATATTAAAAAATGAAGATGAATTAAATTTTTTTGTAATAAATAAAAATAATCAGGTATTTTCCTTCGGAAAATAACCATAAACTTACGCTAAGACTCCAGTTTACTACATATTTTCTTTATCCTAATTGTCTATTGTATAATAAAACTATAAATATAATTAATATTGCTAAAATTGGAGGCCATACATGCATATAACCCATTGAATTGAAATTATTCATTAGTTGGAAAGAATAATATTGATATATATTACTTATTAATTGATTTACTGAAGGAAATAATGTATTCATAATTATTAATGAAATCCATCCCACTACTAAACCTGCAATTATAGTTATAATAGTAGGCATTTGTGGTGATGTTTTAACTAAAAGATTACAAACAACCAAAACAATAACAATTGAAACAGCATATTCAAAACTAAAATTAATATTAGAAACTAAAGAACTCATTTATATTATATAAATATAAAAAAGATTTTTATTTTTACATATAATAATCATTTGAATTATTTGATCTAGGGTAATTTTCATATTCAGTTATTTTACTTTTTAAATAGATTATTTCTTCATTTAATCTATCTATAGTATATTCCTTATCTCTAAAAATATCATCTATTTTTTTGCTTAATTTTTCTATTTTTTCATTTTCTTCTTTTTTAGTTAAATATATATTATCTATTTTTTTTTCTAAATCAACTATTTTAAAATTTAATTTTTGTAATAATTGATCATTATTATTTATATTTATTTTTTTCATATTATTTATAATATTATTGTATTCTTCATTGATATCTGTTATTATTTCAAATTCTTCATGTATTGCGTTAGATCTTCTTCTTTTAGAAATATCCATTATATATTTTTATAATTGTTTATTATTTATATTGTTTTTTTTATAAAAAAATTGATAATTAAATAACTAAGTGATTACTTTCTTAAATAAATTAAAAACAAATAATAAAATGACGTCGACGGTTGTTTGTCCTTTTCCAAATATGACTCATGAAGAGTGGAATGAATATAAAAATAGAAAATATAACTTTTTGGAAATTCCATTATGGATTTCCTTGACAAGTATTGACTTTTTAACTATTCATGAACTATTTAAAACACATCAATACATATTGATCGGTAGATGGACAAATAATTCTGCACATCGCGATTCTACTACAAGTTGGTTTCAGATAACGACATATATGTTTGTTTGTAGTAGATCAAAAACATATGTTATATTTACTATGTATGAGACAAATGAACTTGATAAATTACAATATCAAATGTTTTATGACATAGAAATAACATATGTTAACAGAAAAGATAAACATATGATATCTAATCGATGTATGGATATTGCACCTCCAAACTTAAATGGCTTGAATGGAGGATTTATATCATGGAATAGATCCTCGGTACAAATGCATTTTTCCACAAAAATAGATTCTACATATTTAGATCGAATTCCAAAAAATGTGTTAACTGAATCTTTCTTTAGCTATATTCAATCACCACAACTATATAAATATGGTGAAATTGTTGAAAAAATGGAAGTAATATGTCCATTTTCATTTAATATGTTTCGATATCTAGATGATCTTGATAAATTGAAAATATTTATAGACCTTTTTGGTAAAATAAATATGAATCATGTAGTTTCAGAAAGATTTAATATGATTTCTGCATACTTTTCGGAAAGATCATGGTTTCCGACTGTTTTAGTTGGAATTAAAGGAACTGATAGAAATAGTTTACCAGTTGGTGAACCAATAATTTTATCAGAAGAAATTAAAAAGATATTATTTCATTCTGATAATTTTAATTAGAAAAAACAGTACTTCCAATACCTCCAATTATTCTAAAAACATTATAACTAACACCATATATAAAACAATCAAATCTCAATTCTATTGGATAGGTATTAAAAATATTTATTCTAAATTCTTGATAATCTAATCTAGAAAAGTTTTGCGTTCCAGATGGTTGATTTTCTTCAGGATTTAGACCAAATGATAATATATATACGCCTGGTGGAGTGTATCCAGAATGATATTTATATAATTGTAAATTTTCATAAAAAGAGTGATCTTGGATTTCCATTCTATCATTATTATTAAAAATAGGTTGTGCTGATTCCATTATACTATAAAAATCTCCAAAATATGTTTGTGTTTGTTCATTAGTTAATTTATAAACAGATTGGGCTTTTATAGAATTAATAAAATTCGTAAAATTTTCTTTAATATATGATAATTGTGGTTCAAAATAATTAGGATATGTATAATATCTCATTTGTGATTGCCAAAATTCTAAACTTCTATTGGTATCTCTATCCAAACCTGAAAAATTATACCAATCATTATATAAATCTAAGTCATCTCTTGTTAAAACCCAAAATATTTCTTTAACTGGATGTGAAAAAACTGTTTCTAAATAATTTGGTCCTGCTTTTAATCCTTGATATAAATTAAATTGTGTTTGAGTTATTAAATATTCATGTGATGTTTGAGCAAACATTTTTCTCTCATCATCTCCTAAAAATATATAATTTATCAATAAGTTTGTATGACTTTGCCAATTATTTTGTGTAAAATAATAGAAAACATTAGTTTGATCAAATCCTAAAGACAAAAAATAATTTCTAATTCTAATATTAAAATCACTATTTTTATAATCGCCAAATAAACGTTTTGGTGATATAGGTGGATTTCCTATTCTTATTAATTCATTTAATGGCGAATATGTAACATCAATATATAATTCATTGTATTGTAATGCAATAAGAGGAATAGATAAACCACTATTTCTACAAAACCAAAATAGTAATGGTATATATAACCTTCTAGCATTTATTGCAATTGTTTGTTGTGTAATATCATTACTCAAATTTTGACTACTATTTAACATATATGATTCACCACCAATACATCTTAAAAACTGTGCTTTTTTTGTTCCATTAAATGTAAGATCAGAATATATTTTCATAAAATCTCCTCTTTGTGTATCTAATTCACTACCATCTAATCTTACTGTTATTTCTTGTACTATACGTGTTCCTAATTCATTTACCCAACCAAATGGAATTAAATTATTTGTATAAATAGCGGGTAAATCATAAGTTATATAAGTATCATGTATTAAATCTGCATTTCTTCCAACTTTACATGTTGCTTTTGTCATTTGTGTTGGTGTAAATGTCGGTATTTGATCATATGGTACTGTTATATATTCTGTCCCAAATGGTGTATGTCTTTTATATACTGCTTTAAAAAATGTCATAGTAGGGTTTCCAGTAAGATAAATATCTTGTGCACCCTGAAAAATAAGTTGCATAATACCTCCTGGCATCTTTTCTAATATATTATATGTTAATTATTTTTATATATAAAATTTAAATTATTCGAAATTATAGATTTTTATATTTATATTTATTATAATGAGTAAAATTTATAACTTAATAAAACAAAGTAATGATCATCGTGATTTTATATATAAACCACATGAAGATATAGTATTAAAAGATAATCATTTTATTACAGATTTACCAAAGTTAAGTTGTCCTATATTAGATCAAGGTAATTTAGGTTCATGTTTAGCTAACGCAATATATGCTTTAATATATATAATATCAAATGGAAAATATAAATTATCTAGACTTCAATTATATATGTGTTATCGTGCAATTGATGGTAGTAGTTTATGTGACGATACAGGTGGTACAGTAAGAGGCGGGATGAGTGCAATTAAAAACTATGGTATATCAACAGAAACATATTGGCCTTATGTAATAACTAATTTTTCTAAATTAGCACCATCTAAATCATTTGTTAATACATATCCTTTAAAAAATTTTGTTTATCAATTTATACCTCAGGATTTAACTAATATCAGAAAATGTTTAATATCTGGAAAACCAATTGTTATTGGAATAGAAATTTATAGTAGTTTTGAAACACCAGAAGTTGATAAATATGGTGTTGTACCTATGCCAAATAAAGCAACAGAAACTTTATTAGGTGGACATGCAATATTATTAGTTGGATTTACTGATTCATCACAAATATTTAAATTTCAAAATTCTTGGGGTTCTGGTTGGGGTGATAATGGATATGGTTATTTACCGTATAGCTATGTTTTAGATACTAGTTTAACATTTGATTTATGTACTGTTAGTTTTAATTAAAATATATTTGAAAAAAAAATATTTTTATAATATATAAATGAGTATTAATTTACAAAAATTAAATAAGAAAGAATTATTAGAAATTGTTGGTAAAATGAAAAAACAAGAATTAATTAATATAATAAATATTAAACAAAATGGTGGAACAAAAAATACACAAACTATTAGTCCCATTGAAATGAATGTTAACTATTTATCAGAAAATACTAATACAAATACAAAAAAGAACAGTAATGAAATGAAGGTTAATCACTATTTTTCGAAGGAAAATAATAAAAATAAAAATTATAATGCAATTATAACTCCTTTAATATTTGATCCACGTTTAATCAAAAATGAAAATAAGGTTTCTGTAATGAGTAATAATGAAATATATAATAATATATATAATGATCGAAATAAAAAAAATAAAAATATTTAAAACTATTTTCGAAAATGCTATTAGATTGTAGTTATTTTATATATTATTTATATAAAATAAAAATATAACATATTAATATATGAAAATAGATGTACAATTAAAAAATAAAATAAATAAAGCAGTTGTTAGAATTATTGCTGAAAAAGTTGATGTTAATTGGGAAATGCCATTTATATATGAAAGTCCACAAAGAGGCCAAGGAACAGGATTTTTTATAAATAATAAAGGTTATATATTAACATGTGCACATGTTGTAGACGGTGCTAAACATTTATATATAGAAATACCAAATATTACATCTAATAAATATGAATGTAAAGTTATTGGTATATGCCCTGATTTAGATATTGCACTAATTAAATGTTTAAAATATAAATCAAAACATTACGTTCAATTGGGAAATTCAGATAATATTGAAGCTGGTAAAGAAGTTCAAGTAGTTGGATATCCAGCAAGTTTAACAACATCATCACGTAATTCTAATAATTTAAAATTTACTGTTGGTATTATTGGAGGCCAGCAAAAGGGATTAATACAAACTGATTCTGCAATTAATCCAGGTAACTCAGGTGGACCATTATTTTGTAATGGAAAAGTAATTGGTATAAATAGTCAAAAATTAGTAGGAGAAGCATTAGAAAATATTGGATATGCAATACCAATTAATAATTATAAAATATTAAAAAATAATTTTAATATGAAACAAAGTAGCACCTCAATAATTTATAGACCAAATTTATTATTTTGTTATAATAATACTGATAAGGATATATTAAAACAAATAACTAATGGAAAAGTAGAATATGGAATATCAGTATCAAAAATATATGAAAATTCACCATTAAATAAAACTAATATTAAAAAAGATTCAATTATTATGAGTATAGATGATTATGATATTGATAATTATGGTAATACAATAAAATATAAATGGATAGGTACAAATATTGATATTGATATTTTAATGAATAAATTTAAAGAAAATCAGATTATTAATATTAAATTTTATAATGTGGAAAGTAATAAAATTGAAAATTGTAAAATAAAATTAACGCAATTTATTCCACCTATTAGAAATATTTATCCTGCATTTGAAAAAATTGATTATTTAGTATTTGGTGGAATGGTTTTTATCGATTGTAATGTAAATAATTTAATGTTAAATATATATATGAAAAATGAAAAAGCATATTGTTTATATAATGATAAAGATGAAATGTTAAAACCTAAATTATGTTTATCATTTATATTAAATAAAAAAGTAAATATATTAAAAAATTTAAAAAAAAATGATATTATCGCTAAAGTTAACAATATTGATGTTAATTCAGTTTCTGATTTAAAAAAAGCATTAAAAAAACCAATAATAATTAATAAAAAAAAATATATAAATATTGAAAATAAAAATGGAAAATCAGTAATATTATCATTAAGTGAATTAAAAGATGAAGATGATAATTTTTCGCAAACATATGGTTACCAATTAAGTGAAATTTATAATAATTCTAAGTAAACTCCAGAAAAATAGTTCTTTATCTACTGATAAATCCTCCGATAAATTAATTGTATTGGTTCTAAATATTCATTATAAATTATGTTTATAAAATAATAAAAAAATATATTATATATTTAATGTTTAATATATTTTTAACATTATCGCTATTATTTAATTATGTTAATTCTCAAATAAGAGGTGTTAGTTTAGGATCATTATATGTATTAGAACCTTTTATAACACCTCACCTTTTTTATCAATTTTTAGGTAATTCTAAAAAAATAGTTGGTGATACTTATTCAGTTTGTGAATATTTAGGTCCATATAAAACAAATAAATTATTAAAAAAACATTGGAATGATTGGATTAATGAAAAAATTATTGATAATATATATAATAGTGGAATAAATACTATACGAATACCAGTTGGTGATTATATGTATGTACCATATGGTCCATATTCAATTGTTGAAAATGGAGTTAAATGTTTTGATGGTGTATTAGAACATTTAGATAAAATAATAAAATATATAAGCAAATATAATATTAAAATAATTATTGATGTTCATGCTTGGAAAGATTCTCAAAATGGTTTTGATAATAGTGGACAAGCACGAAGTATAGAAACAATATTGATAAATAATACTTTATATTACAATCATTGGTCAATTCGTAGTGCAAATTGGATTGGTGATTATGATTTAATAAATAACCAGTATATTACAATAAATTATAATAATATAAATTTAGCATTGATAGTGATAGATATTATATTAAATAAATATAAAGATTATCCAAATATATGGGGATTATGTCCAATTAATGAACCATGGGAAAATACACCTGAAATTACATTAAAATATTTTTATAAAAAAGTATATGATAATTTTATTGAAATATGGGATAATAAAAAAGTATTAATATTTCATGATTCTTTTCGTCCATTTTTATGGGAATCGTGTGATTTTATTGATTTAGATAAAAATAATATAAAAATAGATATTTATTTAGATACACATCAATATAAAGCTTGGAATGAACCTGTTTCATTTGATATACTTATTGATAGTATCAGGAATTGGAACTATCCAGAAACTTGTTTTAAAGTAATTATTGGTGAATTTAGTTTAGCAACTGATAATTGTCAAATGTGGTTAAATGGATTTATGGATAATTTACCTAATTATCCGCTTCAACCTTGTTATTATGAAAAATGTCCTAGATTAAATGAAGATAATAACAAGAATTACATTAAAAATGCAATCTATGGTCCATTTGGTTCAGGTATATCATACCCTTTATCTGATGGATATTGTCCAGTAACAACGCCAATATATTTAAATGAAAAAATATCAAATATTGATATTAATGAAAAAAAAGATATTTTTATTTATAATAATGAATATGATAAAAAATATTCAACTATTCTTTATAATGAATTAACAACTATATTTGAAAATAAAACAGTTGGTTGGATATATTGGAATTTTAGAACAAGTTCTAATTATTATAGTTGGAATTATTTAAGCGCATATAATTTAGGATATATTAAAAATAAATATAAAAATAATGTTCAAATAGATACAAAAATAATAAATAATATTAATTATATTTTAATTATAATTCCTATTATATTATTGTTTTTATTATTTTTGATTAGATTAAACAATAATAATTCAAAATATAATAATTATATAGATTGTGATGTAGATTCTAATACTAATCTAATTAATGAAAAATCATCTTTATTTATTACTAAAATATATCCAAATAAAAAATATGGAAGTAATAGTATAGATATATAAATATACTTAAAGAATATTATATAAACAAATATAACTTAAAAATGCGTGTATTATCATGGGATGTTGGAATATATAATTTATCATATTGTATAATTGAAAAAATAGAAAATGAAGATCCTAAAATTATTGGATGGGATATAGTAAATCTTGTAGATAATGAACAAATGAAAAAAAATAGAAATTTACTTTTTGAAAATATTCCTCGAAAATTACATGAAATACCACAATTATTAGATGTTGATTTAGTAGTTATTGAAAATCAACCATCATTGAAAAATCCACAAATGAAATCTATTCAAATGATTTTATATTCGTATTTTTTAATTTTAGGTAAAGTTATTGGTAATGAAACAACTAAAAGTTATATTGATAAAATAGATTTTTGTTCTGCTTCTAATAAATTAAAAATTTATGATGGTCCAGTAATAGTATTGGAAGAAAAAAAGTCTAGGAAAAAGAAAAATGAACAACAAAATGTTGAGCAGCAAAATGTTGAACAACAAAATGTTGAAGATGAAAATAAACCAATTAAAAAGAAAGCAAGTTCGGTTAAATATGCCGATAAAAAGAAATTAGCAATTGAACATGCTAAATATTTTATTCAAAAATATAGTCCACAACATATAGATTTTTTTAATGATCATAAAAAAAAAGATGACTTGTCAGATTCTTTTTTACAAGGATTGTATTATATTAAAAATTTAAAATAGTGTAAATATAAAGAAAAATTTTTATTTATATAAATGAATTATTATTATCCAAATATATTAAATCAAAAAATAAAAGATCACAATAAAAAAAATATTTATATTATTGGATCAGGTTGGGGGTCAATATCATTTATTAAATATATTGACACAAATAAATATAATGTAATTGTAATTTCAAAAACACAAGATTTTTTATATACACCTTTATTAGCAAATAATATAAAAAATGATTTAGATTTAAAAGTAAATATAATGGATATAAATAAAAATATAGAATTTGAAAAAAAAGAAGTAGTTGATGTTAACTTTAACAATAATTATATTATTACTAAAGATAATCAGTATATAAATTATGATTATTTAATACTTAGTCATGGAGCAACTATCAATACATATAATATTGAAGGAGTTAATGAAAATTGTTATTTTCTTAAATCAAAAGATGATTCTGAAAAAATAAAAAATAAATTGAAATCATTAGACAGTGGTTCAAATATATGTGTAATTGGTTGTGGTTTAACAGGTAGTGAAGTAATAGGTAATTTAATAGATTATGATAAATTTAATATATTTGCATTTGATACTTTTAATTTACCGTTGCCTACATTTTCAATGAAAAATAGATTATTTACATATGATTTATGGAGTAAAAATAATGTAAATTTAAATTTTGAAAGTAGCGTTAAAAAAATAGAAAATAGATTTTTATATTATAAAAAAGATGATAATTTTAAAAAAATGAATTATGATATGATTATTTGGGCATGTGGTTTAAAAATAGCAATTCTTACTGAAAAAATATTGAAAAAATTAAATATAAATAATAAATTTGGAATTCCTGTTAGTAAATATTTAAACATAGAAACATTGCCAAATAGTTATGCAATTGGGGATTGTTCTTATTCTGGAAACCAGCCTAGTGCACAATTAGCATATCAACAAGGTAAATATTTAGCACATAATTTTAACAATGATTTTAAAAATATAGTACCTTTTAAATATAATAATAAAGGAAGTATTTGTTATGTTGGTAAAAATAAAAGTGTTTTTGATAATAATTATTTTTAAGCAGGTGGTAATATTACATATTATTTAGAGCAATGCGTATTTTCTTTCGTAAACTCCAGAAAATAGTTCTTTATCTACACTTCATTCCGATAAATTCATTGTATTTTAAATCCCAGTTTTATAATACGCACTGTTCTAAATAGAATTATTCATTTTTATAATAAAATGGGTTTTTGAATTTACAATTGATATTCTTTTTACATCATTTTGTTGTGGATATGGTATTTTCCTTCGTAAACTCCATTTCATTCCGGTTATTTTCTGTAAAATGGATTATAGATGGAATAAAAGATTATGCTAACTATAAACCAAAAATAATTTATCAAAATATTATTATAAATGAACCAAATTTATATGAACAGTCTAAATATTATCAATAAAACCAGAAGAAATTATAAAATGTTACAAACAATATTATTTTTATAATAAAAAATTATAAAAATATGTATTTTCCTTCGTAAACTCCAAAAATAGCGAAAAACCTACATTAACATTCCGGTTTATATCTGTATAATTAACTATCTAAAAATTTATCTCAAATCCAATTGTATACCTCCTTTTCTTTGCCCTGGTTTAGTTCTTTTTGCTGAAGCTCTTATATCAACAGATTCATCACTACTTACAGACTTTGTGTCATTACCACTATTTAACTCATCGAGGAGTGTTTCAATATCGATTGGACCATTCATTTTTTGTTGATTACCTTTAAATCCTCCTTGTGAAGAAGTTGGCATAGGAATTGGACCAACTGGTCCCATCGGTCTTTGCTGATTCATTTTCATATTAATACCTTCTTTCATCATATTTCCAACAATATCATTTTCACCAAATTTTTGGTTTATATTATTACCCATATTTTTTGCTGCTGCTTCAGTAATATTTCTCATAATATCAGGATTTTGTTTTAAAATATCTGCCATTTTAGGAGTTGCTGATTTAAACAATGAATTTGTTAAATGGAACATAAAACCACTTCCTGCAACCATTGCAATCAATTTCAATTCAGGTGCCATCTTTACACTTTCACTGTATTTATCATGCAATTCTTCGAAAACTTCATCATAATCATTTACATTTTCCATAATATTTTCTGACCAACCATCTAATTTAACATCAAATGGATCAAATTTACCATTTAAAAATTCTACTCCACTAACAACTGCCATTAAAATTTTTCTACTAAATTTAATACTTTTTTCTACATCTCTTTGTCTTTTTAATCTATCATGTTCAAATAACATGTCTTCATATGAAGATGCCATAGTATACTTTTTAGAAGGTGGAAATCCTTGTTTTTGCAATCTTTCAAGATTAAATAATAATTTTTGTTTTTCTTGTTGAATTTCTTCATATGTTTTTTGTTTTTTAGGTTCGGATACTTCAGTAACATTTTCATCATCGTCATCTTCTTCTTCATCTTCATTAGAATATTCAGAAGTAGCAGAATTTTTATTTTTAACACCACTATCAATAGAGCTATAATCATCTTCATCATCCTCTTCATCATCATCTTCTTCAACAGAATAATTTTGTTTCCTATCTGATTTACTACTTTCTCTTGAATTATTTGTTAAAATTTCATTTGTCATAGAATCATCTGATTGATCAGATAAACTTTCAGATTCTTCAGATACATTTCCTCCCATATTTTTCTTAGGATTTGCCATCATAGAAAAAGTATTCATTGGAACTTTTTTATTAAGATTTGGTTTAATTTTAATTTTTTTACCGTCTGGTATAGTTATAGTATTTGAATTACTAGATAACATTGGTTTAATATTACTTATACCATCTTTTTTTAAATTAAAATTTTTATCACTACTAATATTTATATTATTTATACCTATTGGAATACTTGAAATTGTTTCATCTCTAAAATTTCCTTCTCTATTTATAATAATATTTTCCATACTTTAATTTAGTAATGAAAATTATTTATTAAAAATTACGCATTATTACGTTCTTGGTCATATTTATTTATTATTTCTTTAGCTTTTAAATATTCATCACTTGATATTTTTTTACTAACTGTATTTTTATTAATTAAACAAAATGTACTTTTTTCATTTATAAAAAAATGTATTATTATAAAAAAAAATAATGTTAATAAAAGTGAAGTTTTTATATCTCTAGTTGCCATGAAAAAAACAGAAAATAATACTAAACATCTTAATATAAAAAATTGATTAAATATAGCATCTACATTTTTGGGAAAATCTATAGATAAATATCTTCCACCAATATTTGTTAATAATAATATACAACCTGAAAATATTTTATTATTTGATAAATTTAATAATAATGAATCAATCATATATTTTTATAAAAGAAAATAAATATTTACATTAATTTTTTAATTTCCATTTTTATATTATTAAATAATTCTTTTATATTCATTATATTATCTTTAAATGGTTCAATTTTTTCTGATGAATCTTCAGAATTACTAAATTTTTCTTTAACAAATGACAAATATTTATTATTTAAAAATTTTTCTTTAAAATCCATATTAAAAAATATAAGAATTAATATTGCTGCTATTAATAAAACTAAATTATAATTTTGATATATAAAATATACTATAACTAATAAAAATAAATATTTTATTGAGTTTTTATTTGTTATTTCGTTTATTTTCGCTTCATTAGATATAAAAAAAAATAGTAATATTAATAAAATTATCAAAATTATATTTTGAAACATAATATAATATATATATTTATATTTGAAAATAATATTACGCATTTTTTTTTAAATTAAAAATCTAATTTATAGGTAGTATATTATTAAATGTCTAAAATTAATTATTGTTCTTTAGATGAAGCATGGGGAGATCCAGGCAAAAACTTAAATGATAATTTATTATCAATAAGTTCTTCTAACAATGGAGAAAAAGAAATGATTGATACACAAAAAAATACAAATAATACTAAAATATATGGCAGAACAAATTATGATTATTTAAATGAAAATTCAAAGATTGACCGTAATAATGTTATACAAAATATGAACAAAGTAGAACGAAATAATGAAACAGAAAATAATATTTCTGTTTCAAATTATAATAAATATAGATTTAATCCTAGAAATAATGTAAAACAAAATAATTATGATAAAGATTACACGCCATTTAAAGAATCAATTGATAAGAAACAACTTCAAGATAAATTAGATTATTTAGAAAGTGAATTTAATAAATATAAATTATTAAGTAATAATGAAACACCTAATAACTATATAGAAAATTTTAATAATAAAAGTGAAAAAAATGAATATAATAATAATTCAGACAATAATAATGATGTATTTGATTTAATTTTATTAATTATTATTGGACTTATTATTATACTTGTAATGAATTCAATATTTAATATTGGTAAAGCAATAGGTGCACGCAATAAAGTTATATAGTGAGGAAAATATGTATTTTCCTTCGTAAACTCCGGAAATAACCTTAAACTTATACAAAAGCTTCAGTTTACTACATAAATTATAAAAATAGAAAAATATATTTTTATTCTTCAATCAGTTCTGATTTTTCAAAAAATAATGTAAAAAACTCCAAGTATTTTGTATTTAATAATGAATTAATAAACCTAGAATTTTTTTTAATAATTACAGACATAGAATTTTTTGCAATTATTTTATCATAATTCGATATTAATCTTATGTTTATATAAGTTTTTGTAAAAATATAATCTAACAATAGTATTTTATTATTATAGTCAATCTTTAATTTATTCAAATCATCACTATAAAATTCAAAATCAGTCGTGTTTTTATTTTCTTTTAATATATATAAAAAAATAGTAAAGTTATCTTTTATTATTTTCATTGATTGTGTCAAATAATGTTCATAACATATTAGATTATATAGACATTTAATATATTTATCTATATCCTGTAAAGTTAATATATTTTTTAATGTCAGTGTTATATTATTTAGATTTTTTTGTATTTTATTGTGTTCATCTATTATATTTTTAAATATATCAATATTATTTTTATCAATTAAAATAGACGTACTAGGATGAAAATATGATAGTCCAGTGGTAAAATACTGAATATATGTATTTCCTATATTAAATCTATTACATTTTATGATATATTTAATCTTATCATAATATGTGAAGTTATTTGATTCTAATACTCTTAAAAAGCGTTCTAAATCCATTTTTAAGTTATTTTTTGGAATATTTTTTATATTAAATTCCAAATAAATTTGAATATTATATTATAAATTTAATCATTTTTTTTAACAATGGAAAATATCCATAAATTACATTTCGATGATTTTAAGATATAAAAAAAATGATTTTTTTATGATATATATTATTTTTTTATAATATATATGATATTAAAACTTTTATATTTTCTTCGTAAACTCCGGAGTATAGTTCTTTATCTACGGATAAATTCATTGTATAATATGAACTCTTTATTAGAAATAATGAAAAATATGCCTAATTATGAAAAAGCACTATCATTATTAGAAAAAATAGAAAATAGTCCTAGATATGAAAAAGCAATACAAAAAAAAAATGAAGAACAATATGAAATATATAAAAATATAGTAAAAAGTATATGTGATACAATAAATTCACATAAAACACATATAGATGAAAATGGAAATATAAGATTAGGTTCAAAACCTGAACCTATTATGAAAATTTATTTTGATAATACAAAATGTTTAATTAAAATAATTGTGACAAATGAGTATCCAAATTTATTGGATTATTTCATAAGTAAATTTAATTTTTCTTTTTCATATGTTAAAGAAATTAAATATACAAAAGTTGAAAAAAAACCTAAAAAATGCAGTTTAATAATAGATATTAAGTTAATTACAACAAACCAATATAATAATATTTTACCTAAAATTCATTGTATTTGTTCATATATTGAATCTAACATAGATAAATATTGGACTTCTCGTATAGATTATTTGTATTTTATAGAAGGTTTCCCAAATATGTATCAAGATAACTATAATATTGTGAATATATTGTTTAATGAAGAACGATGTAAAGAAATATGTTCATTTATACCTGTATAAAATTGATTTTTAACATAAATTTATAAAGAAAATGCAATGAATTTATCGGAGGATTTATCTGTAGATAAAAAACTATACTCCGGAGTTTACGAAGAAAAATACTATATTTTTTTTCGAGGTATAAATTTACCAAATGCAGTGTAATTTTCAATAGGTTTGTATTTTAAATCCAAATCATCAATAACACTTTTTTTCTCAAATTTTTGTTCTGGATGTGGTTCTAATAATTTTAAATTTGGTTTTGGAAGATTCCATGATATATAAATAGTAAAATGGTCACAATATCTTGCACTAAATCCCTTTTCTCTCAACATATTTAATATAAACATTACACATTCTGTCATATTATATAAAGGAAGTCCAGGAATATATTCAGGTATTCTAAAAAAACAAAATGTTTCTTCATTTAAAGATGTTTCCTTAATTTTTTTAAAACATCGTGTTGTTATAATTTTATATATACCTAATCTACTTGTTTCTTTTTCCTTTTGTTTTTTATGTATTTCTTGTATAGTAAAAACTTGCATATCATCATCTTTATAATTTCCATAATAATCATATTTTGTAAAGTTCATTTTAATAAATATATAATTTATATATAAAAAAAAAATTTTAATATAATTTATGATTCAATTATATGACGAATTAATAATAAGTTCGGGTGGAATTAAAGGTATTTCTTTAATTGGTGCACTTGATCAATTATCAAAAAATTATCCAATTAATAAAATTAAATATTATACAGGTTGTTCATTTGGTACTGTAATATTATTATTATTAAATATTAATTATTCAATAAATGAAATAAAAAATATATTTTTAGCAATAAATTTTGGAAATTTTCAAGAATATAAAATAATTAATTTTTTCGAAAAATGTGGCTTAGATGAAGGTTTAAAATTTGTAGATTTTCTTAGAGCAACAATGATCAATAAAAATTATAATTATAATATTACATTTAAAGAATTATATGATTTAACAAATAAAATATTGACAATTACAGTTGTTAATATTACAAAAGGAATTGTTGAATATCAAAATTATATAACAACACCTAATTTATCTGTTATATTATCAATAAGAATGTCATGTGGTATACCATTATTATTTTCACCAATTTTATATAATAATTTTTATTATGTTGACGGAGGATTATTAGACCCATTTCCATATTTTTATCATAAAAATACTAAAAAAATAGGATTATGGTTATTTGATAAATGTGAGTTTGATTTTATCAATAATTCATGTAGTAAATTTATAACAGATTTATCAGACAACTTTAAATATATAATAGATTTATTGAGAATACTATATTCAAATTATATGAAAAAGTATTATAAAAAAATACCAGAAAATGTTATATACATAAATCATGATATTAATACAAATTTTGGAAGATTTGATATAAGTATTTCCGATAAATTAAGAATGTATAATGTTGGTATAAATAAAACAAATATTTTTCTAAAAAAATTAAGAAAAAAAAGAAGAAACTTATATTTATTAAAAAAATATTTTAATTACTGGAGTAGGGAAACAAAAGTTCATTCGTAAACTCTAGAAAATACGAAGAAATGGTAAGGAAAACGTGTTTATTACATTACAGGTGCTGCATTATCAGGCATTACTGCAGGAACTCCTTGAACTTTATTTAAGTATTGCATAAAATCACCGTAAGTTCTTCCACCATTATATTCTTCAAAATTTTCAGATATTCCAGAAGAGTAATATCTTATAGTAGGGAATCCTTTAATTCCTTGAGATTTAACAAGTTCTTTATTATCAGGTGCTTCACAATCAACCATCATTATTTTTACAGATCCTTTATAATTATCCATTAATTGTTGAAATTGTGGTTTGGTAGTTTTACAATGTCCGCACCATTGTGCATAATACATTACAAATACTGGACCATTTTGATTATCAAATGCTTCGAGTTCAAATGAACCTCTTAATTCACCAATATGAGCATTAAAACCGATACCAAGATTTAAGAATGGTGTAGCTGGTCTAAAAATTGCTAAAACAACTATTAATGCAATAACTAGAAAAATAACTATCATTAAAGGGTTTGTAATCATAGTTGGATGACTCATTTTGCTCATGTTCATTTTACTCATGTTCATTTTAACCATATTATATTATTTACATATATTTTTTTTTAATAATATTTTATAAAATTACTTAAATAAATAATAATAAACTATATTATAACTTATTATTAAGAATGAATTTTTTATATATATTACAAAACATGGTTATACGACATACTGACACAGGAAATATTCTATATGATTATATTATAAATTTTATTTGTATAAGTTTTTTGACATTATTTGTAAATAATTATAGATTTATACTATTATATATTAATCACTATTTTAATACATTTTATACAAATAATTATATTGAAATAATTATTGAATCGCATAATACAGTAGTTGAAAGAGCTGGTATTAAAATAAATAAATTAATATATTCTAAATATTTTCAAGCAATTACATATTCTATTAAAGAATTAAAACCATTAGACGTATATTCTAAAAGAGAACCTGATAAAAATGAAACAATTAATAATCCAACATTTGATATTTTTATACCTGATCAAAATAAACCTTTCTTATTAAATTCTGAAAAAGATATTTATTGTTATATGAAGATGACAGAAAATTTTGAAGATAATAAAGACAAATCAGAACTTAAAAAAAAACATGTATTAAAAATTTTTAGTAAAAATCAAAATACTAAAATGGAAGATATTGAAAATTTTATTGAAAATTGTTTAATTAAATACGAACGATATAAAGATAATAAAACTATTAATGAACAGTATTATTTTTGTTATACAGAATCATTGCATGATGGAACAGAAGCATTATATAGTGAAAAATTATTTTATACAAACAGAACATTTAGTACGGTATTTTTTGAAAAAAAAGAGGAATTTATTAAAAATTTTAATTTTTTCTTAAATAATAAAGATTGGTATAATAAGAAAGGTATTCCGTATCATTACGGATTATTATTACATGGTCCCCCTGGATGTGGTAAAACAAGTATTATTAAATCTATCTTAAATCATACTAATAGAAATGCTGTTGTTATACCATTAAATAGAGTAAAAACATGCGGTGAATTAGAAAATATTTTTTTTCAAACAGAAATTAATGATAAAAATATACCGACTGATAATAGAATATATATATTTGAAGATATTGATTGTTTATGTGATGTCATTAAAGAAAGAGAATCAGATGATTTTGATTCTCTTTCTTTTAAAAAAGAAGAAAATAAAATATTAAATCAATTCGAATTATTTTCGAAATTAGCAGATGGAACAACAAAACAAACAAATAAAATAGATGATGAACTAAACTTATCATGTGTACTTAATATTTTTGATGGTATATTAGAAATGCCTGGTAGAATTATTATTTTAACAACGAATTATCCAGACAAAATTGATAAAGCATTATTGCGCCCAGGTAGAATTGATATGAATATTGAAATGAAAAAAGCTTCTAAAACAATTATTTATGAAATATTAGCTTCATTTTATGATATTGATATTAATGAAATAATTATATTATGTAATAATGAAATTTTAGATTATAAATTAACACCTGCACAAGTAATGAATATATGTCAACGCAACATATTTAATATCGAGAAATGCATTAACGAAATTATTTCGGAAAGTTAATTCTCACTATATTGTTAATTGCTTTGCAACTTAAACTATATTGTTTTATGCAACAGTCTATACATAGCAAATAGCTAATATACTGGCACGGAAATGTATGCCAATTACCGTGACATAATTCTCTTTCCACCGCATTGATAATCAATGCATTAGATGCAGTAGTAAAACATTTCACACATTGATGTGGAGTAGTACTATTTGCATGTAGTCGCAATAAATTCATATAAAGATAAGTGTCATTCGATATATATTTACTAATTGGAATGCTTTCAGGATCTTCTTCTTGTGGTAAGATTTTTTGTCCATCTTTGAATACTATTGAAGCAATACATTTACTTGCTTGTTTTCGAGTGGCTTTACTGTATAATGAGACACCTTTTCGAAGAGTCATTAAGTCTCTTAGTGTAATGTCATCTCCTAAACTTGTCATTTTATCAATTTAAAAAATAAATTAAATGGTTAACTGAAGCGTTAGCGTAACTTTAAGAAGGAAAACTGAGTATAAACTAATTATAACAAAATAGTTTACTGAATATTTTTGGTATCAATTTTTTTTACATCAATATAAATTTATTTGGAGTTTACGTAAACTCTGGAGTATAGCGATGAACCTTCATTGCATTTCGATTCTTTTCTGTATCTATTATAAACGCTTCTATTGAACATCTATCAATCTAAATATATTTAAAAATGAAAAAGATTCATTATTTGCACATATTTTTACAGCAATTCGGAATTTAAACGCCGATTTTTAAATATATTTTTTGAGTTTTTTTGGGTTTAATTAGTTGTTTAATATCAATTATAATTATTTATTTTTATACTTCTTTTATATTTTCCTTCGTAAACTCCTGAAAATAGCGACGAACCTTCATTTCATTCCGGTTCTTTTCTGTATCTTCAAATTCTAATGGTTTATCCAATTATATATAATATTTTAGTTAATTAGATAATGATGATGTGGTATTTTCCTTCATGAATCTTGTAATATATATAAATAATAATTTTTAGATGATTTTAATAGTTCTTTATCTAAATATAAAGACAAGAACTGAAACGAATGTGAAAGTTCTTTGATATACGGAAAATTATAATAAATTTTCATAAAAAAAATGATTTTTTTATTTTAATTATATTAATAATATTAATATAATTAAATTTTATATAAAATGGAAACGAATATGAATCCTTTTTTATTAATGATGTTATCATCATTAAAGAATAATGATGATAACAATAATTCATATAAATATATTATTTTATTGAGTATGATATTGCCTTATATTATGAAATATATTCCTTTTAAAGATATTTATGAATATTTTCTTGATACATATATATCCAAAAAAGATATAGTTTCAATTACTATACCATCTCATACAGTTCCAGTAATTAAAGGTTATGGTACAACAACTCCTATTACAAAAAATGTTTATAGTCCAGTTTTCAATTCAATTATATATTATATTAAAACAAATATTAAAGAAAATAAAATACAGTATGATAATTTTATAGAAACAATTACATTAAATGCTGAATTAGCAATACATTATGATGATGAAACAAGAAACAAAAACAATCAATATTCATTAATTCCAATAAGTAATAAAAAAGTTTTAATTACTGATAAAATTTATTGTGAAATAAATGATATTGAAACAAAAGATAAAGGTAATGAAGATGATTCAAATAAAAATGATAATAAAAGTAATATTAAAAACATAAAAAAAAATAATTTTGTTATTATATTATCTATAGATAAGAAATATGGTAATGAATTTGAAATATTAAATAATTTTATTGATAAATGTAGTAATGAATATAAATCATTCATTGATAATAAAGATGATAAAAATTTATATATATATGAATACAAATATTGCGATAAAACAGAAAATAATATTGATGTGTTTTTTGATTGTCATTTAATGAATCATAATAAAGATTTAAATGTGAATATATTTTTTGAAGATAAACAAAAATTAATTAAATATATTAATCAATTTATATACAATCAATCTAAAAAAAATATAGCAGAACAAAAATTTATGCGTTCTGGTGTTACATATAAAGGTGCGATAGTTTTAACTGGTCCACCTGGTTGTGGTAAAACTAGTTTCATAAAAGGTGCTGCAAAACATACTAATCGACATATTATTATCATTAATCTTGGAAAAATAAAAACTTGTCAAGAATTAGAAGCTATTTTTAGAAAAAGAATTTTTTGTGGAAAAACTTTAGAAGGGGAACAAATAATGTTTGTTTTAGATGACGTTGATGCAATGAATGATAATATTATACAATCTAGAAAAAAAGATGAACATGAACAAAAATTATCAGATTCTGGTAAAAATGAAAGTGAATTGGTGCAACTTGTAAAACTAATGGAAACTGGTAATTCATCTAATGTGAAATATACAAATAGTATAAACAGTGATACAGTTAATTTATCGTGTTTACTAAATATATTAGACGGTATTATTGAATTAAATGGTGTAATGATAATTATGACAACAAATCATCCTGAAAAAATTGATCCAGCATTAATTCGACCAGGAAGATTTGATTTTATATATGAATTTAAAAAAGCAACACGAAAAATTATTAAAGAAATGATTCAGTTTAAATTTGAACTATCTAACCATGAAATGGAAAGATATCATGAATTAGATTCTATTAAAGATTATATATTATCACCCGCAGAAGTTCAATCAATATGTTTTAAAAATGATAATGTTATAGATTCTATCAATGATATTATTTTAGCAACACAAAAATAAAATTTTCTAAATTTATAAACATCATTAAAATATTTTACAGAAAAGAACCGGAATTTAATGAAGGTTCATCACTATACTCCGGAGTTTACGAAGAAAAATACAAAAAATGGAATCCTTAATTCAATTTTTGTGTCTTCTTTTAGAAGATCAATGTGTGAAAATCTTGTTCAAACTGCTACAGAGATAGAAAAATTATAAATTTCAGGTCTTCAGTTGGAAATCTTAACTAAAAACATGTCGAAAAAAGAGCTATGTTTATCCAATGGTGTTTAGGAAAAAAATCTTTTCATGTACATAGAAATGGAATACAATGAATTTATCGGAGCATTTATGCGTAGATAAAGAACTATACTCCGGAGTTTACGAAGGAAAATACATGTTGGTATTTCCTTTAATGTTGCAAAAACCAATTTTGCCACTTTATAGATTAATTGCATAGCTACATCTTCGTTTGAATCATTTGAAAATGACTTTAGTAAGTTTTCTTTGCATAAACTATTCAATCTTTTTTAGTTAAATATTTTATTATTTTTATACAAAGTATAATATTTAGGTTGATTACCAGCAGTTGTAATTATATTATTATGATCTTTAATTTTTGTTATAACTACATCTTTATTAGTATATATATCAACAAATGAATTATGATTTGTTTGTTTCATATCAATTCTAATTTTATAAAAATTATTATCTAATCCTTTTAATGTATTTATTCCTAGTGGAATTTCATTAACTGAAAAAAATTTTAAAAAATTTCTTGCACATGCTCGAGGTCCAGTAATATCAAATACACTATTACCTTTATTTTTATTTAAAATATTAGTTGTAATATTATCAATTACATATTTAAAAAAATTACTTTTTTTTTTACTTGCCATAAATGATATTTGTATATCATTTTTTAAAATATCTTTTACAAAAACCATATCAACATTTTCTTTATTTACATCATAATTTACTAAAAAATATTGAGTTAAATCACCGTATATTCCTCCATTTTGATACAATATACAGTATCTCCATAAATCTGCTTTAAATGCATTAGGAATTAACATATTATATGCATCATAATATTTTTTACCTAATCTTTTCATAAAAAATTTGCAATCATCGTTATTAAAATATATTATTTTTTCAATATTTAATTTATTGATATTTATATTTAAAGTATCTTTTAAATATTTTGGTAATATAGTGAAAGGTCCTGTTTTATATAATATTAATGGTATTTTATTTTCTTCTGTATGCATTTGAGAAAAAAATTCTTTATATAAATTTTTTTCTGGTAAATTAAATATATATATATTTAATATATTAAATAATATAAAAATAATTATAAAAATAATAATTATATTCATTTATAATATATATATATGAAAATAATTGAAAATATATTTAATATAATTATTGAGTTATATGAAAAACTTGAAAATGAGTCAAGATTTTTATTAAATACATATAATGGTGTATAATTTTTACAGTATCTATGTAGATAAAGAACTATTTTCAGAAGTTTACTATTCACTTATTGCATTTATGAAATGAATATAATCAATCAGTAAAAGTAATATAAAACCAGATATTATGATAATTATTCTATCATGTTTATCAATATCTAATTTTTTAGTTGAAAAAAATATTATAATAAATATTCCAAGTGAAAATTTAAAAATAGTATCCATTATAATAAAAAATTTACCTCTAAGTGGTATTATTTTCAATAATATAAGTGCAAATAATATTAATATTAATAATTTTAAAATATAAAAATATAGATGATAAACTTTCATATAATTTATTATAAGAAAATAATTATATAATATAATATTAAATAATTATGAATATTGCAACATATATAGTGGGTTCATTTTACATTGTAAGATCAATATTTAGATTTAGTGAAAATTTAACCAATTACATATTTTCTAAAAAAATATTAGAAATACCAATTTCAAAATATGAAAAAATTAATGAAACAATATATTCTTCTTTACACGGGGTTTTAGTTTCTGTTACAGCATCATTTTCTATTACAAATTCCTTATTTGATTATAATAATACAATTATTGAAAAAGATAATAAATTACAATATTTAACTGCGTCAATTTGTTTATCATATTTTATTATTGATATTTTAAAATGCTTATATTATAAAAAATATCTATTTATATTACATCATTTAGCATCAATATATCTTCTTGTATTTACATTTTATTCATTTTACCTAAAAGAAAATAAGGGATTTTATGCAATGTATTTAATATTTTTATTAGAGTCTAATACTTTATTATTAAATATTGGTTTTTTATTAAAAGAACTAAAATTTCATTATTCAATAACATGTTCTATATGGATAATTCATTTATTATGTTTTACATTATGTAGAATTATAACAATACCAAAAATATTATTTTATTATTATTATTATGAAAAAATAAATATGATAAGTTTAATGTTATCACCTGCTTTTTTTTTGATATTATCTGGTTCTGTATATTGGGCATATAGACAAACTATGGGAATTCATAAATATTTAAAAGAAAATTGTGTTATATAAAATGTGAGATAAAATTGTACATAATGTTAGTAAGGAAATAAGAGGTTTATAATGAATTTATGTGTATATAAAGAACTATATTCCTGAGTTTATAGAAAAGAACCGGAATGAAATGAAGGTTTATACTCCGGAGTTTACGAAGAAAAATATGTTTTATATAAATTAAAACTTTGTTTAGTATATAATAATAATTTTATATATAGTTAAATATAATAATGGGTAAAAAATTTTATATTATTAAACCAAAAAATGGATTATGCAATCAACTGATGTCTATATCTAGAGGAATAATATTAGGTATTATAAATAATAGAGATATTATATTTAATGGTTTTCAATTAGATTATAAAAATTTTGATAATTTATGTTTATTTGAAAAAATAATTGATATAGAAAATCTTAAAAAAATTTTATATGAAAAAAATATTGATATTAGTATTTATTCCAGTAAAAATATAGATGGGATAAAACTAAAAATGGATAATAGTGCAGATATTGATATTGCATATATATCTGATATATTACCAATACTTAATAATGAAATTAATAATGAACATGAATATTTAGATATAGGATGCCCAATATCAATACAAATTCCGGATGAATATCAACATATTCTATATTATATTGATAATAATATAAAATTTACCGATTACTTTATTAATTTAACATATGATATCAAAAATAATCTAGACTTAAGTGAATATGTATCTATTCATATAAGGTTAGAAGATGACTCAATAAATTTTATGAAAGAAAAAAATAATAAATTAACATTTGAAGAAGTAAATATAATATATCAAAATAAATATGTAGAAGAATTAGATAAATTAAAATTATTAAATAAAAAAATTTATGCATGTACATCATTATGTATAAATCAAAATAAAAATAATGATTTTTATAATATGATAAAAAAAAAATATAATATTATTGATAAAAATGATGTAATAAAAAATTATATTGAAAAAAATACTATAAATTTTTCAAACTATTTAACAATTGATAATAAATCAAATGAAAATAATTATAGAGAAATTTATGGTATAATTGATTTTTTGATTGCAAAAGAATCAATATTATTTATTGGATCAGACTGGTCAAGTTTTTCAATATATATTCATGCATCGCATTTATATAGTAATAAAGAATCAAAATTAATTGATATTTTTAAATATTTAATAACAATGAAATAAATATTTATTATAATTTTTTTCTTAAGAGTATATATATGGAATTTAATAAAATATATATTTTTATACTTGCAATATTAGGAATTATTTTATTGTATTCATATTATTATTTTTTTAAAAATGATAATAATTCAAAAAAATTATGGGGGAAAATAAATGGTAATTTATTAAAAATATATTACGTATCGATGTTATTATCAACACTTGGTTTTTTATTATTATTTTATTACATAGTGACATCAAATATTTTTACACAAAATAATATAAATTTAATTTTTGGATTATTAGTTGCAATAATAGTTATATCAATGTTTTGGATGCCATTGTCACTAAATTATCTCAAAAATAAAAATGAATCAATTAAATATTTAATCATACTTGTGTTATTTTTAGTTGCTTTATCAACATTATATTTATTATATATATTACAAAATATAAATGACAAATCTAATAAATTTAGTAAAAATTTGGCACTAATTGGGATGTCATACTTTTTTATTCATGCTTTATTCTTTGATACCATAACATGGAGTTATAATTTTTTTTAATGAACTAGAATTATTATAAAAATATAAATATAAAATTATTTTTATAATATATATTATAAAAATAATGACTACTAATTTAAAAGATTATATTGAAAAATTAGTTGATTTAGAAAATCAAGAAGAAAAATATAAAGAAAGAATGAATAATATAAAAAAAGAAAAAGAGAATATTAGTAATACAATAATAGATTATATGGAAAAAAATAGTATTACAGATAAAGATATAATATTTGGTAATAATAAAATAAAATATACTTCAACTAAAATACAAGATAATATAACAAAAAAATTAATATTTGAAAGATTAAAAATATTTTTAAAAAATGAAAATTTAGCAACAGATGCAACTAATTTTATATATGCAGATAGAAATAATACTATTAAAAATTCATTGAAAATTACAAAAAAAAATTAAATCTACTTAAAAACAATTTTATATTATATAATAATTATCATGAATAATGAAATAAATGTTCACCGCTATTTCACAATGGCAAAGACACATAATATCAATAATTGGTATAAAACAAATTGTAACATTTTAGATGAACTTTATTATGAATTAATAATGATATCTGAATCATATGGAATATATATTATTGATAATGATAAAAGTTATAATAATTTTATTGATATGATGTATAAAGAATCAAATAAAACAGTTATAAATAGAATAGAATTTCCAGAATATTTTTACACCTTTTAACACAATCTTATTAAGTTAATAATTCAATAAATTCAAAATGAATAATTTTCAAATGAAAAATATTTAGTTGTTAGTTTACGAATTTATTTATTATAAATATTAAAAAAAAAGTATATAAAGAGATTTTATTTATTATCATAAATAATGAGCAGTTGGGTTGATATTTTATTAAAAAACGATAAAGAATTTGAGGTAGAATTAAAAAAAGAAGAAGAAGATAATAATAATAATTCATTAATTGAAGAAGAAGATTATAATATAAAAGATGTTGAAGAAGAATTTGATTTAGAATATATGAATAAATTAATTGAAATTAAAATAGAATTTGAAAAATATATTAAGGATAAGTGTTTACCTTTTTTAAATAAAAAAGAATATATGGAAAATCCAAACGATATTAATATAACTGAAAATAATGATTCATATAATTTATACGATTATATTAAATATAATTCTATTAACTATATAGAATTAACTGAAAAAATTAATGAAGAAAATGAAGATTACACAAAAGAACTTGAACAAGAAAATGATAATGCAGAAATATCTGATATTGATAATGATTATGAAAATTAAAAAAAAATTATAATTTTGTTTTAGAGAAATATGAAAAAAATACACAAATTAGGGTGATATATTTGTGTTATTGCATCTGACACATGTTTGAATATCACCATTCTTAGAACATGGATGATTTCTGGTATTACAATAATTACATTTATATGAGTTTTTTGTCTTCAATTTCTTTCGACACTCACTGCATATATCATTATATACACCATCAACTGTTTCATTGCCTGTCACTGTATTATAGCATGCTATAATAAAACATATATTCACATTAAGTTGTGGACATGAACCATATTCTTTTATATGTTCTATTGCTTCTTTCATAAATGGAGGTGGCAATTGATTTATTGGAACACATTTTGTTCCTTCACTATTATTGTATGAAAATATACATTCTGCTTCTGCTTCTGCTTCTGCAAATTTGGTATTACTATTTTCCGCCATTTTATGTAGTAAACTGGAGTTATGCTTATTTTATGAATGTGAAGGAAAATTGATAATAACAATAATATAAAAATTTATATAGTTAATAAATTCAGATTTTTAATAGTATCAATTTTTTTCATATTGTCTAAAAATAAATAATAAACAATACAATACTCCGAAGTTTACAATAAATTTATCGGATAATTTATTCTTGATATAGAACTATTTTCCTTTGTAAAATACATACACTAATTTTCTTAATAAATGGGTTTTTCTCGCAATTAGTATGTTATTTGTAATCCATCAATTTCATATATATCTGCGTGAAATGAATCTATTGCATTATTTTCACAATATAAAAATTTAATATTTTGTAAATCTGCTAACTCTTGTGGTATTGAAAATAACTTATTATTATTGACATGTAATTCAATTAAACTTTTTAATCGATTTATTTGAGTTGGTAAATATATAAGTTTATTATAATTTAAATATAAATATTTTAAATTTTTTAATTCTCCAATTTCTGATGGTAATAATGTTAAATTATTGTCACTTGCATTTAAAATAGATAATTTAGTCAATTGACCATATTCTGATGGTAATGATTCTATTTCATTATTAATAAATGAAAATTCTTCAAGTTTGATTAATTGTCCTAATTCTGATGGTAATGCAACTATTTTATTATAATCTAAAATGATTTTTTTTAAATTTATAGCTTGTCCTAATTCCGACGGTATTGCAAATAATTCATTATTTGATAAGTGTAGTTCTTTTAAATGAATTAACTGACCTATTTCGGTTGGTATTGAATTTAATTGATTTACATTACAATTTAATATTTTTAAATTACTTAGTTCTCCTATTTCAGTTGGCAATGAAATTAAATTATTATTATTACATAATAATATTTCTAATTTAGATAATTGTCCAATTTCGGATGGAATATAATTTAATTTATTAAAACTTAAATTTAATTCTTTTAAATTAGATAATCTACCTATATCTGATGGTATACTATCAATATTTATATTATTACAATCCAACATTTCAACATCTTTTATTTCCTTACTTGGAGAACCATTTTTAATCCAATTTATAAAATCATAATAAGTCCATATTTTCATTTTATATTCTTATATTATATTTTTTTTATACAATTTTATCACATAAATCAACATGACTTAAAAACATTCTTCTACAACAATATTTATTAAATCCCATTTTATCTAAAATTTGTCCTTCTATTTTTTTATTTTCTAAATCTTTAATATCAATAAATCTTTTTTTCCTATTATTTTTTATATCTTCTTCTAAATATGCTTTTTGTAATTCATTTAAATATTCTTCCCATTTATGAGCAATTATTTTATTACAAGTAAAACATCTAATTGGTATAATCATTTTTTATATAATTAATATATATATATATAATTTTAAGTAATAAAAATAAATCAATTTTTTTATATTTTGGCGTTTATTTAAAATCTTTTTTATATAAATAATATACATAATGGATACAAAGGCAAATTTAGCTAATAGAAAAAAAATTAATGAATTAGCAATTCAACATAATAAATTAACCACTTTAGTTGGCTGTCTTCTAAATGAACTTACAACTGTTAAGAAAGAATTACATGATTTAAAAGGAGGTGATAATTCTTCTAAACATTCTCAACAAAATGTTTCTAATAATAATATAAGACAACAAGTAAATCCTAATAAATTTTCGAATCTTAATGATTTACGTGCAGAGGATATTTTAAAGCAATTGTCGATAAATAGTTTAGATAATTAATAAATTAAATATTTTCAATTACTAAAAATAGTTTTAACTGGATAATATTTAAGTAAAAGATTATTTATATATCTTTTTAATTTACTAAATTTTATCATAATGATATATATCTAAAAATATTTTTTTAGACATTTTTTTAGTTAATAATATATAAATATTTTTATATTTATATATGTATAAATGCTTTGTCAATATAAAGATATTTTAGGTATACCGGGAAAAGGACTACATCAATATAGGATATTTAATATTGCAATAGTTGATGTTTTATTAACCATTTTAGCTGCATTCTTGATATCCTATTTTTTATCTTTTAATTTTTGGATAACATTGATTATTTTATTTTTATTAGGTATACTTTTACATAGACTTTTTTGTGTTAAAACTACTATTGATAAAATACTTTTTTCATAAAAAAAATGATGGTTTATAATATATATATTTTATAACATATATATTTCAACATATATTTTTATACATACTTGATGCAATATATATATTTCCAACTATTTAGTATAATATGTTAGTATTAATTTTTAATTTGGTTAATTTGGTTAAGTGTATGTATTACTTTATATGCATTACACTATGTGTATCTGATAAGAGTGATAAAACACATATCAAATGTGATGAACAATCTACCCAACCATCTCTTCAACTTATTCAATTTTTATTGTTGGTCGATTTGATTCAAAACAATCATAAACGAGAAACCATACAAATATTAGAAAATTGGAAGACCTCAGGAATTCATCCTGATACAATTTTCTATGGTGGTTACACGCCATTGGCGTTTGTGATCAGTATTGGGAATATAATGCTTATCGATATACTGATAGATTATGGATCGGACATTTCAAAGCAATTATCAAATGGATTATATCCAATTGATTATGCAAAGTCAGATAAAGTAAAAAATCACCTTATTTCAAAAGGTGCCAAATATGAAAAGTTAAGAACTAGAATACAGAAAAGAATCCAATTTTTAGCGGAGATTCTTTGCTATACTCAGAAACGTATGTTATTGAAAATACAGAGTATAATGAAGAAATAGAATATATATACCAATTCTTATCTTTAATTTTTTAGTATTCATCATTTAATATTTTACTAATGGTTTTACTTGATATATTAATATTTATTTTATTTAGTTCCATTATTAAAATTTTCATGTATTGTTTTTGATCTTTTAAATCATATGCCATTTTTTTTATAATATTTATTTGTTCTTCATTGTATTTTTTTCGATTATTATTTTTATTTTCAGTGATTTCACTATTATATTCTAATTTTGGTCCATTAATTGTATCCTTATAACCAATAATTTTTAAATTTCCATTATGTACTTCATCATGATGTGTTTTACATAATATTACTAAATTAGATAATTTATCTTTATTTATATCATCTTTATCAAAAGTATTTTGTTCTTTAATATGATGTGTATCTAATGGATATATCATACCATTAGTACCACATATTGTACACTTATCCATATATAATTTATTATTATAATTTGATGTTTTATCAACTAAAATTTCATCTGATTTATTTAATATTCCATTTCTTATTTTTTTTGCATCTTCAATAAATAATTGATCATCTATTATATAATTTGCAATTTCAATACCATACAAATTACTTCCCGGGCCGTGCTCTAACTTTCTTCCATATATAATTGTTTCATTATCTTTATCATAAGTTATTGTTAAATGCATAAATTTAATATTATTTATATCTTTAATACATTCTAAATCATATAATTTATGAAAATGGGTTGCCATTATAAAATTAACATTATTTTTACAAAAACGTAATATACTTGCACTAACTATTGATAATGCTGATGTTTCTTCAGTACCTTTACATATTTCATCTCCTAAAACAATTGATCGATTATCCGAGTATTTTAATATTGAACGCAATTCATCCATTTCAACCGCAAATGAAGACATTCCTTTAAATATATTATCATCTCCATTAATTCGTGTAAATATTTTTTTATATGGATAATATGTAAAAGAAGCACTTGGAACATAAAATCCTATTTGTGCTAATACAATATTACATCCAACAGCTTTACTTAAACTACTTTTCCCTGCACCATTTACACCATATAAAAGTATTCCATTACATTTTTCATGAACTAATTCCAAATCATTTTTTACATAATTATTATTTTCATTTATTATTTCAATTATTGGATGTCTTATCTCAGTTGCGTTAAAATAACTTTGTCCATTGTTATTATCTTCAATTATTGGTCTATTATATTTATATTTTTTAGCACATATTACACTACATTTTATAACGTCTATTAATGCCACAAAATTAGTTATATTAATCAACATGCACATATAATTATCTTCAAAATGCAATAATGTTTTTAAATATGCTTCTTTCGTTAATATTTTAATTTTATCTTTTAATTCAATCAATTTATTACTCATTTCAGTAATTTTACTACTTATGATTTTTATATTAGCTCCATTAAATTTTTTTATTTCATAGTTCTTTTTTTGTTCAGTATTAAATTTACTAACTAATATATCAGATCTTTTTTTAGTCATATAATAAAAATATCCTTCTCTTTCATTGTTGTCTAATTTAACAAAATCACTGTTTTCTTCAACCATATTAGATAACATTTTACACTCTTCTTCAAATTTTTTATTAATATTATCTATTTCATATTGCACAGTATCAATTTCTGTATAGTTATTTTTATTAAAAAATGATCCACTAATGTTTAATAAACCATACTTTCCCATTTCCAACATATTAAACAAATTATTATATTCTTTCATAAAACATTCAAATAAATAAATCATATTTGTATCCAAGTTAAAAATAGATATATCAAAATTAATTTTAATAATATTTATTAGTTTCATTATATTATCATATGAATATGATAAATTTAAAAATTCATATGGATGCAACATTTGCAAAGACATCTTTCTATGCATCCTTTCTATATCAATAATTTCATTTAATATTCTTTCAATTTCATATATTTTATCTGATTTCATCATCATATTTATCAAATCATAACGTCTATTCAATTCAGAAATATCTATTATTGGATTCATAATTCTATACTTTAATAATCTTTTACCCATACTTGTTGATGTTTTAGCAATAATATCAAATAATGATTTATAGTTATTTTGATTAACATTCGATATATTTATAATATTTAATTGATATATAGCATTATTATATAAAATTAAATGATTATTATATTCCCATTGTTCAGGTTTTTGAATTTTTTCAATGATTCTTTCATTATGTTCGTATGAAAACTGAAGCAATATAATATAAGATACAAGTGCATATGTTTTTTTTTCCATATTAATATATTCAATTGCTGTATAAAATCCATGTTGTGGAAATATCTTTTTTAAAAATGAATTTTGATAATTTATATTAAAATATTTAGCATCAATATTTGTTTGATAATGAATGATTCTATCAATTCCATTTAATTTCATCCTTATATCATCTATTTTAAGACGACATAAGTTATTATAATTAACAATCATTTCTTTAGGATTATATGCTTCTACAAATCTATAGATTTCTTCTAAAAATGCGTTTTTTTCATAATATATCACATTATCTTCATATACCACGTTTTGACCTGTTGATAAATCAATTGATGATATACCAAATGAAAATACAATTTGTCCAGTTTTATAATAATGTTCTTCTGTTATGTATATAGATACAATATTATTAGGGTCTGATTTATTAATTTCATCAATATATGTTCCAGGACTATATATTTGGGTTATCTCTCTTTTAGGATTTGGTGGTTCAGATACTTGTTCAATTAATATAACAGTAAAATTATTATTTAATAAAATATTTATAAATCTTTTTACAGATTGAAGAGGGAAACCTGCCATTAAACAATTTGAACGGCTGTTTTCTAAAATTTGTTTATTTCTACGCGTAAGTTGAATATTTAATAATTCTGTAATTAGTTGTGGGTCTCCTATCTTTTCTTGGTCATTATTTACACCATAGAATTCAAAAAATGAACCCACTTGCATTAATACAATTGTTTTTTTACCATACTTTTTTTCAAAGTTAATTTGATATTCGAAATAGTCATCTATTAGCATTTTACGTGTGCTTATATATTTATTAGTAAATATTATTTTAAATTAAGTTTTTTATATAAAAAATGATTTATTTTTTCTTTATTTAATATAAAAATAAATTAACCTAACCTTAAACTTTTCGCTAAAGATCCAGTTTATGAAGAAAATGACAATCACAATTGAAACATATTTGAATTCTTTATCTAACGACATACTTAGTATTGATATTAGTGGTAAAGGCATTAATTTTTTACCAGATTTAACGAGATTTGTAAATCTAAAAATATTAGATTGTTCTCATAATAATTTAAATTGTTTGCCTACTTTACCGCAAAATTTAGAAGTATTATATTGTTCTCGTAATAAATTAACTTTTTTGCCAATATTACCGCAAAATCTAAAAATATTATATTGTTTTCATAATAATTTAAATTGTTTGCCTACTTTACCGCAAAATTTAGAAGTATTATATTGTTCTCATAATAAATTAACTTCTTTGTATACTTTGCCACAAAATTTAGAAGTATTGTATTGTTCTCATAATAAATTAACTTCTTTGCCTACTTTACCGCAAAATCTAATAGTATTACATTGTTATGATACTAAATTAACTTCTTTGCCTACTTTACCGCAAAATTTAGAAAAATTAGTTTGTTCTATTAATGAATTAACATATTTTCCTACTTTACCGGAAAATCTAGAAGAATTATATTTTTTTAATAATCCTATTTACGAAATAGTAAAGAATAATAGTTTGATTGAAATAAAACAAAACATACAAATATTAAATAATTTTCGTCATTTATATTATTGTTTACAATATAAAAAACAATTAAGAAAATGGTTATGGGAAAAGGTAAGGGAACCATCCATAAAGAAAATATTTCATCCAAATTATTTTGAAAATTTAGGTAATGAAGATGATTTGGATATATTTTTAACTAATTGGATATGTAAAACGGCAATACTAGAAACTTAATTTTAACATCATATAATTTTATAATAAAAACAGTAAGTTTTAAGGTACAATATATGTAGTAAACTGGAGCTTTAGTGTAAGTTTATGGCTATACTCCGGAGTTTACGAAGGAAAATATGTAGTAAACTGGAGCTTTAGTGTAAGTTTATGGCTATATTCCGGAGTTTACGAAGGAAAATATGTAGTAAACTGGAGCTTTAGTGTAAGTTTATGGCTATACTCCGGAGTTTACGAAGGAAAATATGTAGTAAACTGGAGCTTTAGTGTAAGTTTATGGCTATACTCCGGAGTTTACGAAGGAAAATACAGAAAAGAACATGAATGCAATGAAGATTCATCGCTATTTTTCTTTGTAAACTTTGGAAAATACAGATAATATAAAAAAAATGATTTTTATTATTTATTATTCATAATAATAAAATAACTTCAAACTAAAAAATGACAAATATGAAAGATATTGAATTTGGCGTTGGAATCGAATCAGAAAAAAATGAAAATAATTCTGGTATCCTTACCGGAAATAATAATAAAAATAATGAATATATTGGAAAACTATATGTATCAGGATGTTCAATATTTTGTCTAATTTTTTTATTTACTCCATTTATTGTGATGGATTCAATTGCATTAACTGATACTCAATGTGTAAATCAAAATATTCCATTAGATATTAATTTAAAATGGTGGATACAAGCAGATTTAGCAATATTATGTATAACATTATTTTTTGGAAGCATATATATTACACTATTTATATTTATTAAATCTATTTATGAAACATATATAAATACTATATTTTATACAGTATTTATATTAACAAATCTTTGGACATTTTCTATTACTATTGTTGGTGCAATTATTTTTTGGAAATATATTGATATATCACTTTGTGAAAAAATAACTTGGCAATATATTTATACATTGCTAATTTTGAAATTAATTTCCATGGGAATAACTTTTTTACAAGGTAAAAATAACGATGTAAAAAAATAAAAATGAATCGAAATTAATTTAAAAAATTATTTATTTATAAAATAATGTATTTTTCTTCTTAGACACCATTATTGTAACGTTCTGTTTTTTTTTCATTTTCTAATTTTCTCATACAAACTTCAAATCTATATATTTCTTTTGGTAATTTTATATAAACAAATACTCCATATATACCACCACATATAATTTTTTTGATTTTTCTGTTTGATTATAATCATAATGTTTTATACCACGATAAAATCCTAATATCCCCCAACTTAGAATCATACCGTGCCTTACTTTTAGCATTATTATGTTTATATAGTTATTAAATAAAAAATGATTAATTTTGTATCATATTTTATATAAACTAAATATATAAAATGAAAGAATATATTATTCATGGAACAACCGATAAAAACTTGATAAATATATTAAAATCTGAATATATAGAAGCTAATATTGATAAAAAAAAAGAAGGTATGCTAGTTAAATCACAAGCAGTAAATCAGATATTTACACAACTATTATATCGTAATTTACCAAATGAAAATATTCAAATTCCACATTGGTTTAATTGTTGTATAGTATTAGATAAAAAAATATTGAAAGATTACCCATTTTATGCTACGCATATTGGAGGATTTTATGATACATTTTCAGATGCTTTTGCAAAAGATGCAAAAGATATTTATGTAAAAAGCAATGGTAATTTGAAAAAAATACCAAATTTAAAAAAATTAAAAATACACATAGAAAAAAATCATGATAAAATGGCTACAATTGCATTTATACATTCACATGAAATATTATTTGATAAAAAAATATCATTAAAAAAATATTGTAAATGTATTTTATATAGAAATGATATAACAAATATAATACCTAAAAATATAATTGATATGGCACAAAATTTAAAAATACCAATTAAACATTATAGAAATTCAATTGAATTTGTTGGTTACGGATTGAATAATTTTATTGATTTAATTGAAAGTGAATAAACATATGTTTTCAAAAAAACTATGTAGTAAACTGGAGCTTTAGCGAAAGTTTAAGGATATACTCCGGAAATCTATGTTCGAAGGAAAATACAAATGAACCATTTAATTAAAAAATAAAAAAATGATTATTATTTATTAATAAATAATAGTTTTTATTTAATAATTTATAAATCAAAAATAAAAAATGATTACAGTAGATTTAACTAATATACCTCTATATTTTAGAGAATCTGAATTATATAAGCGTTCTATTTTACTGGGAAATGAACTTGAAATAGATCCTCAATTTGCTAAATTTGATGCTAAATTCACAAATTTAGAAGAATTGTCTCATTATTTAGATACAATACAATATTGGGGATTTAATAAAAAAAATTATCCAATTGAAATATATTCAATATTAGATACATGGAAATTTAAACAACAATTATTTTCTTTTGGTATTAAAACTAAATATAATAATCTTAATATTATTGATGAAATTGGATTTCTTAATAATAAAAGACCAAATATGTGCTATAAACCAAAAATAGTTATTAAAAAAGGATTATCGTATTTAGAAGGAAACAATTTAATTGAAGAAGCAGCTGAAAAAGGTTATTTTGGATTAGTTAAATATTCATTGTTAATAGGTTATATACTAACTGATTTAGTAGCACTAAAAGCAGCTGAAAAAGGTCATATTGATATTCTTAAATTCTGTTTTGATAATATTTCTCAAATGAAATATATTGAAAATAGAATGGAAAGAACTAGATATAATGATACTGTTTTTTCTAAAGTATTATTTAATCAATTACAACCAAAATGTTATTTCAATTCGATTTGTAGACATGCTGCTAAAAATGGACATTTAGAATGTTTAATATTAGCACATCAATTTGGATGTTTATTAGATACACGTATTTGTACTGATGCAGCATTAAGAGGACAATATGAATGTCTAAAATATGCACATGAAAACGGGTGTCCATTGACAATAGATGTTTGTTATTATGCTTCTCAAGGAAATTTAAAATGTTTAGAATATGCTTTTACACATGGATGTCCATGGGATAGTAAGTTATATGAACACGCAATTATATCAGGTGATTTAGAATCAATTAAATATGCATATCAAAATGGATGCCCATGGAATGATAGCATATGTGAAGATGCTGCTTTACTCAATTTTTTTGATATATTAAAATATGCAATCGACAATGGAGCACCAAAAAGTAGTAAAGTTTGTAATAAAGCAGCTTCAAACGGTAATTTTGAATGCCTTAAATATGCATATGAAAATGGTTGTGAATTTGACGAAGAAACATGTTATGAAGTAAATCGCAGTAAAAATCAAGAATGTATTATCTATGTTCATAAAAAAAAATGTTTATGTTCAATGGATAAAGAATGTCTGGTTTTTAGATCACCAAAATTAATGCAAAAAAATTGATTATATTAATATATTTATAACTAATACAGAAAAGAATAATAATTTTAGCAATTGATAATGTTGCCTTTAGAAATTGTAAAACATATTTTGTCATTTGACAAAAGATTTGTTATTAGAAAAAATGGTAAAATTGTATATATAAATAAATTATTACTTAATGATAAAAGATATAGTATATTGAGAAATATATCATTAATAAAACGCGAACCTTATACTAATATAAGTTATTTAATATTAAATATATGTTATCGTAAAGAATATTATATTATATATCATAATAATTGTTACGTAATAAATGTTATGTATTATGATGAAGATAGTGTTTTTCCAATTTCTCAATATGTTAGATTTTTTGAAAATAAGTTTATACAATATATAATATGAAAACAAATATATTTTATAAGAGAATTTATTCGTAGACAAAGGAAAATAGATCTTATCATAAAAAATATTTATAGTTCAGACATTAAATAATCAATACTTCGAATTACTTGTGTTTGTTGAATTTTTGTTTGAGGTGAAGTAACCGGTAAATTAGTACTTAAATCTATTGCTATTCCTCCACTACGAAAAGCATGAACTGCGTTACAGTATTTCATTGCATCTTCAGCACTCATACCATACATGATATGTAGCATTATAGATATTAATGTTCCAGTACGTCCATGACCTCCCCAACAATGAATATAAAGTATATCACCCTCTATAATAGATTGTACAAGTTTTTTTGCCAATGAAATAATATGAAAGTCTTCTGTAATTCCACAATCAATAATTGGACAATGTTCAAAAGAAAGTTTATCGGGTGTTACAATATTAGTAAATTCCGCTAATGTTTCAAAACTATCTTTATTTGAAACAATTCTTTTAACATCCTCAAAATAAGGACGTATTCCTTTATTATTGCGCCAATTATATTCTGTAATATTTGGATAATATTCTTTTTGAAGGCATACAAATTTTGTAATTCCACATTTTAGTATAGATGTAATAAGTTTAAATGTTTCTTCATCATTGGAAGTAGCTGGAAAAGCACCTGCCATTAAAATACCAGGTACTACCCAATTACTTTCTAATGTTGGACCATTTAATACATCATGTGTTAGTGATTCAATTGGTATTAAAGATTTAAATGTATTTTCCTTCACATACGTTCCGGAGTATAGCGATGATGTATTTTCCTTCACATACGTTTCCGAAAATAGCAATGAATCTACGCTAAAGCTTTGATTCTTTTCTGTATTTTCCTTCACATACGTTCCAGAGTATAGCGATGAATCTGTATAAGTTTTCTTATTGTAGCAATTATGGGTTGATAAAAAAATATTTGATTGTATTTCTTCTGTTTCAGTGTAATATGGTGCTGAATTTGAAGAACTTACACAGTCATTCCATTTCTTGTCTGTATTTTCTTTTAAAATTTCACAGTCATTCCATTTCTTGTCTGTATTTTTTTTTAAAAATAGAAAAGGACTTGTACAGTCATTCCAGTTCTTATCTGTATTTTCATTCACGTGCGTTTCCGAAAATAGTGATGATGTATTTTCATTCACGTGCGTTTCCGAAAATAGCGATGATGTATTTTCATTCACGTGCGTTTCCGAAAATAGCGATGATGTATTTTCATTCACATGCGTTTCCGAAAATAGTGATGATGTATTTTCATTCACGTGCGTTTCCGAAAATAGTGATGATGTATTTTCATTCACGTGCGTTTCCGAAAATAGCGATGATGTATTTTCATTCACGTGCGTTTCCGAAAATAGTGATGATGTATTTTCATTCACACACGTTTCCGAAAATAACGATGAATCTACACTAAAGCTTTGATTCTTTTCTGTATTTTCATTCACACACGTTTCCGAAAATAACGATGAATCTACACTAAAGCTTTGATTCTTTTCTGTATTTTCTGTAAAAGATGCCATTTTATTTATTATAATATAAAAAAATATATTTATATATGAATAAAAAATAAATCATTTTTTTAATGAAAAAAAAATTGATAGATAAATAAATTAAACTATCTAATATATTTTAAAATATTAATATATATTTTTATTTTTTTACCATATTTATTATACTTAATAATGTCGGAAAACAGTCAATATTTTATAGGTGTACATATTGATAATGAAGTAGTTCCCATAACTGGATTTATGAATATGGGAAAACTTATGGAATCATTAATAATATTTAGGAATATATTCCTTTATGTTAATAATGATTTACTAAATGAATGGCGTTCTATACCAATAGATGAAACTGATATAAATACGCAATTTATGAAAGAAGGTTATTACTCATACGGATCAGAGTTTAATGTACCATGCATAATTAGAGCACATCGTTTCCATTATACGGGAATAATCTTTCACGTAGAAAAAAAATGAGATAACAGTTTTGAAAAATTATAAAAAAAAAATTGATTTTTTTATTTCCTAATTTCTAATTTTTAATATATAATCATTATAAAAATGGAATCAAATTTAACATTAAAACAAAAAGAAGCGCTAAGATATATGAAAAGTGGAAAAAATGTATTTTTAACAGGTCCTGCTGGAACAGGTAAAACTTTTGTATTAAAAACTTTTATTGAATGGTATAAAGAAACTAAAGAAGATGAAGATTCTAAAATACATATAACATCAACAACTGGTTTATCATCATTATTAATAGATGGTATAACTATACATCGATATGCAGGAATTGGTATAGGTGATAAAGATATAAATACATATTATAAAAAAATTATAAAAATGAAATCATTAAAAAAAAGATGGTTAACAACTTCTGTGTTAATAATAGACGAAATATCAATGATGAATCCTGACTTATTTGATAAATTAGAAGCATTAGCACGCAAAATAAGATTAAATGATAAACCATTTGGAGGAATTCAAATAATTTTATCAGGAGATTTTTTACAAATTCCTCCCATAAATTCAACTGATTTTTGCTTCGAAGCATTTAGTTGGGAAATTATTGATGAAACAGTTTATTTTGATGAAATTTTAAGACAAAATAATGACATATTACAATCTGTTTTAAGTAGTATAAGATTAGGTATAGTAACAAATGATGTTAAAAAATTATTAGATAGTTGTTTAAATAAAGAATTAAAATGTGAAGATGGTATTGTTCCAACACTTTTATTTTCTAAAAAAAATATGGTATCTGAATACAATCAACACGAATTAGATATATTGATTAATCAAAATAAAGAAAATTATATGTATGAAGCAGTATATGAGTTTAATAAGGAAAAAAGTGATAACACTGAAAATGATTTTTATAAAACTATGATAAATAGCCAATTTCAAGTTGATGATAAAGTACATTTTTCTTTACATTCACAAGTAATGCTCACTATAAATATGCCTGAATGTAATTTAGCAAATGGTAGTAGAGGTATTATTATTGATTTTACTAAAGATGTTTTACATTATCCTGTTGTTTTATTTAGTAATAAACAAGTTTTAATTATAAAACCACATGATTATACAATAGAAGAAGAAAAAACAATAATAAAAAAAATACAACTTCCATTGATACTATCATGGGCAATTACAATTCATAAAGCACAAGGTATGACATTAGATTTTATAAAAACTGATATTGGAAATAGTATTTTTGAATATGGTCAAGCATATGTTGTTTTATCACGTATTAAAAATATAGAAGGTTTATCATTAATGAATATAGACTATTCTAAAATAAAAGCACATCCAAAAATTTTAAAATATTATGAAAAACTAAATAAAAATTTCATCAGGTAATTGTCCCAAAACTCTATATGTTGAATTATAAGTTACTGGATAAACTATTCTTCCACTAGAATTTAATATAAAAACACCATCTATTTTACTTTCCTCATTTAAAGATTTTAATATATCTAAACCATTGTTATTATCAAACCCCATTATTGCATGTCCATTATATTGTATCCATGCAATATTATTTTTATGTGGTATTGGATAAAAAATAATATTAACCATATAATAATCAAAATTTTCTTTTTTATTTGATACACAAAAAGGTTTAAAATTTAAATTTTCTTGAGCTGATTTAAAACGGATAGTCATTAATTTATTTAAATTTGTTTCATTATATAACATTGGATAAAATCCTTCACCATCATCAATATCACATTTATTAAAAATTAATTTTTTTTTAATAAATATATCTTTTAATTTAGTTTTATTAATCATTTATATATATTAAATATTTTAAATATTTTAATATAAAAATCAACATCTATAGATCTTAATGCATCATTAAAAATTTGTTGAATATTATTTATATTATTTTGGGTATTTTCTTTCGAGTATAGCTCTACAGAAAAGAACAGGAATGCAATGAAGGTTCATCGCTATTTTCTGGAGTATACGAAGGAAAATATACTAAAGCTACGATTCTTTTCTGTATTTTCTTTCGAGCATAGCTCTACAGAAAATAGCGATGAATCTACACTAAAGCTACGATTTCTTTCTGTATTTTCTTTCGAGCATAGCTCTACAGAAAATAGCGATGAATATACACTAAAGCTACGATTCCTTTCTGTATTTTCTTTCGAGCATAGCTCTACAGAAAATAGTTCTTTATCTACGGATAAATCCTCCGATAAATTCATTGTAAAATTATCATATTAGATTTCCAATTTTTCTTTTTTTTAATTTTTCTAATATTAATATTCTAGTCTTAATGTCTGAAAAATATTCATTTGTTAAAATATAATTTTTTACATTTTTACCATAAAAATCTTTAAATAATTCCAATAATAAATAATCATCTTTTCTTATAGAATATACTTCTTTATCTATTGATATCCAAGCATTTTCTTTATTATTATGATTTTTTAATAATGTGTTTTTTAATTGAATATTATTATAATCATATGTATGAAACATATCATCTACACATTTACATACAAATTTAGCCATAATATAATTATTATTTATATTTCTTTATTATAATTAAAAAAAATAATCTCAAACTTATAATAAATCTTTCAGTTTAATACATATTTTTCTTTGTATTTTCCCGAGTTTACGAAGGAAAATAGGCATAAACTTACACTAAAGCTCCAGTTTACTACATATTTTCCTTCGTAAACTCCTAAAAATTCACATAAATTTTAAAATTTAGGAAGGTATGTGTAGGAAACCTGGGTTTCCTCACTATTATTTATATTTCTTTATAATAATTAAAATAAATATACTAAAAATTAAAAAAAATAATATTATTAAATATTTTGTATAATCTTTATGCTTATATACATTTTCATATATTACTTTTTCTTCTTCTTTCATTATACTTTTAAAAAGAAAAAAATTTTACTAAACTACAATAATAAATCCAACAATTATTAATAAAACTACCCATGGTATAACTGTTCCAACACTTCCAATTATAATATCTTTTATAGATAACATTGGAATAGCTTGTCTATTAGTAAATGTTTTATCACTAGAATCCATATATTCTAGAATAGAAAATAATTGCGTAAATTTATATATATATTTATATTTTTTTATATAAAGATGAATAATAATGGAATAAATATTTTAGTTGAAGCAAAAAATGAATATACATCTCAATTGAAAAAAATACTTACACCAAGATTATATGAAGGATTTAAATCTATTTATGAAGATATTATTACAGCATCTAATAATGAATTATTAGAAAATAATATTCAAATATCTAGTATAACAAAATTATTTCAAAAAACATTAAAAGAAATACCACAATGGAATCAAGATATGATTAAAAATGAAAATAATAGAATTTCGAAATTATCTAATTGTGAAGATTTTCTTACTGATTTAATTGAAGCAGTTTTTATTACTAATACTAAGATATTAACTTCTGTTCAAATTAATGATAATAAACCTATAAATGTTAAAATTAATATTCCTCAATCAGAACATTTTATTCATAAATGTTATATGGAATCTGCAAAAGAAATTTATAAAAATCCTTACATTTTTGATCAATCTAAATCACTATCTCCTAAAGAAAAACATAATAACTTAAGAGATGCATTAGCATTAATAGATAATTCTATTTCAACAGCAATAAGTAATCTATTACCTATTAGAGATATATTAAAACAAGGTTTAACAAAATTAAACTTTAATATTAATAATATGGAAAATAAACAAAACTTCAATAAAGAAGATGAAAAAGAAAAACCCGAAAAAATAAGTATAGAAAAGGATAATGAAGAAGATGCTGTAGAAGATGCTGTAGAAGATGCTGTAGAAGATGCTGTAGAAGATGCTGTAGAAGATGCTGTAGAAGATACTGTAGAAGATGCTGTAGAAGATGCTGAAGAAGATACTGTAGAAGAAGAAGATACTGTAGATGAAGATGATGAAGATGATGAAGAAAACGATAGTGAAGAAACTAAAAAAGATGATGTTCAAGAAGGTGGTGATAAAAATACAAATATTGACGACATTCAAGAAAGCGCAGATGAAGATAAAAATATTGATGAAATATATGATGAAATCAATGATGAAAAATTATCCATATCACAAATTACTGATAAAAATGCATTCAATTTAATTAGTAAAGTAAAAGTAGATGAAGATATTAAACCACAACAAGTTGTAAATAATGAATTTAAAAATATTGATTTAACTAAACCAACATTGTCTCCTATGACTAAAATAAATCATATTGAAAAAATAGGTGGAGGAATAATACCAGAACAACAAATGAAAGTAAAGGAAATTACGGTAGAACCAAATATATCAATACATAATGTTGAAACATTGTATGACAAAAAGCCTATATTAAATCCTTTTGTAAAAAATATAAGACATACTAAATTTATTAAAAAAAACAGTGATAAAAATAATTCATTTTACAAAAAAAAATATGAACAAAATTCTGCAAATTTTCATTCAGTTTCTGAATCTATAAATTTATCAGAAGATTTATCTGTAGTAAATAAAAATTCTCAACTATTATCTGAAGTAAATACACAAAATTCTTTAAAAATTGTTAAAAATAAAATAATGCTTAAAGAAGCATCTTCAGATGAAGAGAGTGATAATGAAATAAATTTATAAGAATTAGTTCATTTTATTTAAAATAAATCTTTAATTTTAATAATATGAAACTTACTAATATTTTATTTGAACCATATGTTATCATTATAATAATATCAATAATCATTACATTAATTGCATATTTCGTTATACAATCTGATAATAAAAATAAAGAAGATGAAGATAAAATTAATCTTGGATCATCTTTATTATATACTTTTTTAGCATCTTTTTTAATTATGATGATAGGAAAAATTTGTTTTGGGTATATGAATAAAAATAATATGTTTCAAAAAGGAGGAGCACCTATAAATAATGGTACAGATATATCTGAAAAACTTACAATTGTAGGTGATGATGTTGATTATGGTCTATTTGAAGATTAATTAAATTTAATACATTTTTTTTTATGTTCATTCCAATCTTTTACTTGACATTCTTTGGAACAATAAAAAGTTTTTTTGCATTTACCACAATTAAATTTTGATGGTTTAGTACATAAATTACAGTAATTTATTATTTCCTTCGAATATAGCTTTTCAGGAAATACCGAAGAACTTACACATTCATTCAAGTTCTTATCTTTAGATTTACATACTTTCATATGTTCAGACAAATGTTTTGATTGACAAGTTTTTGAACAATAATATGATTGTCTACATGTATCGCATGATTTTTTTGCATGTACATTACATACAATGCATCTTTTTCTACTTAGTGTAATACTTTCATTTAGACGCATAGTATAATTGTCACATTGTATTTTATCAGCAAATCCACATATATAGATAGATAAACCTATTTTTTTACAATTGATTGTAAAAAAACAGTCTTCATTATCAGATAAAAAAATTACACTAAAAATTAGATCAATCAAAAGAGCCTCAATAGTAAGTTCAGGTTGCTTTTTAAGTTTACCTACATAATCTAATGGCATTGGATTATTTTGTAATAAAATTTTTGCAACAGTTCTAAAAAGAGGACTACTTTTCAATATTTCAACACCTTCAATAATATTTTCCATTATTACTAAATAAATATTTATTAGACATTCGTATGAATATTTAGTTCGTGTCATTCTTTGAATATTTTGAGAACATGGTCTATTAAACTTAAATGAATCCATAAACTCAATTAGAGTGTTGAATCCTTTATCGCTAAATGGTATTGTAAAATTACCAATTTGAAACCATATATTACCATACCATTTGTGTTGATATGGGTTTATGCATAATTTGATAAAATCATGAAAATTTTTTATTATATATTCATTTTTGTATAGTGATGAATCAGCACCAACAAAATTTATTTTTTCTTTATTTTCCATTTTTTATACATAGCCTAGCTTTGATTCTTTTCTATATTTCTTATTAAAAAAATTTAATTATCATTTTTTTTATTATTCAGTAAACTCTATAAAATATGGCGTAATATGAAATAAATTTTTAAAGTATATTTTTGCGTATTGATATCAAAAAAAAAATCATAAATTAATATAGATAATGAGTCTACAACTTAAAAAATTTAATATGAGTATGATAAGAGATGATTCTGTAGTTGTGATGATTGGAAAAAGAAATACTGGAAAATCTTTTTTAACTAAAGATTTATTATTTAATCACCAAGATTTACCAGCTGGAACTGTTATATCACCTACTGAAAATGCAAATCGTTTTTATTCAGATATCGTACCTCCTATTTTTATACATGATGAATATGAAGCAAAAATTACTCAAGAATTTATTAAAAGACAGAAGCAATTAAAGAAAAGAGTTATGCAAGGTGAAAAAGATATTGATAGCAGAGCATTTTTAATTATGGATGATTGTCTTTATGATAATGATTGGAAGAAAGATAAGGTTATACGAGAGATCTTTATGAACGGTCGGCACTTTAACGTATTTTTTCTGTTATTAATGCAGTACGCAATTGGGATTCCTCCGAATCTACGATCAAACATTGATTGGGTTTTCTTATTAAGAGAAAATAACTACCAAAATAGAAAAAAGCTATATGAGAATTATGCCGGAATGTTTCACACATTTGAAATGTTTTGCCAAACTATGGACGCTTGTACCGAAAATTTCGAATGTTTAGTTATACACAATGGCGCTAAGAGCAATAAAATAGAAGACCAAGTTTTTTGGTACAAGGCGGATAATCATGAAGATTTTAGAGTATGTTGTCCAGAAGCGTGGAAATTCAGTGAAGAAAATTACCATCCCGATGATAGTGACGAAGAACAGAGTCTTACTGATTTGTTTAGGAAAAAAAATAAAGTTAATTTGAAGATAAAGAAGATGTAGTTTAAATACGATTCATAAATCATAAAGGATACATATAAACATTACCCATGTTTTAGTAGATAAAAATAAAATAAATTTAGATCAATTAGAACAAGAATTTATGAAAAACATAAATAATTTAATCGATTCTTCAGCTTCTTTAATTAAATTAACTGAATTATTGAAACCTGAAATAAAAAATTGTTTTTTTAATATTTTCAAAATATAAAATAAATATTTATATATTTTATATGAAAAATAACAAAAAAAATAATATATATTTACCATTTTTAATTATTATTATATGTGTACTTATTTTACAATTATTTGTAACATATGTTTTAACTAATACTAAAGAATTTTCATATAGAGCTTTTATAAGAAATCAATCAATTGCAATATCAATATATTTAACAATTATATATAAAAATGGATTATTCATGTTAATACCTTTTGTTATAGAATTTATATTAGAATATTTAAAATTAAAAGGATTTCATATGGAAAAATATATGTCAACTAAATATCAATATAATGATTATTGGAGAGAAATAAATAAAAATAATCCTATATTTAGTAATTTCTCTGAAGGAAACTATGATAATATAATTGGATTTAATACAAGAGATCATTCACAGGAAAATATTAAAAAAATATTAGATTGGTCAGTATATACATATAATTATTCATTACAAAATAAACCTTCCTATTTGATAGATATAAATGGTAGAAAACATGATGGATTATATCTAAAAAAAATAACAGATGATAATAAATTTAAATTGATATGTGAAACTTGTAAAATAAAACATGGAATGAATATATTAGAAATTGGATTTGGAGAAGGTGATTTTATGTTATATTTAAGAACACATTATAATATAAATCCAGTTGGAGTATCAATATCATCGGAACAAGTAAATTTAGTAAAAAGTAGAGGTTTTACTGCATATTGTATGAATTCTTGGAATATGACAAAAGAAGTATTAGGAACATATGATTTAATTTTGCAATGTGGTAATTTAGAATATATTAAATGTTCTGAAGAATCAGAAGATGTTTACACTAAATTTTGTAATATAATATATCAACTATTAAATCCTCATGGTCAATATTTTATTACTTGTATTCATTTTAATGAAAATTTCACAATGAAAACATTATATGATAAAATAAATTGTTATATATTATGGAGTGGTAATGATGGCAGTTACCCTCATGGAAAGCATGGATTTTCAAGACATGCTAATAAAGTTGGATTAAAAACAATACATCAAGAAGATAGAACAAATGATTATTTTATAACAACTGTTATATTTATGTCATATTTACAATGTATGAAAAATAATAAATGTGTAAATTCTGTTACATCGCTAGGAATTTTAGATGCTCTTGTTAAAACCATTGCAGACCCATATTATATACATACATATTTATGTTATAGTCCTCAAAAAAACTTTTATTGGTTACCTTGGCAATGGGAATTTATACCACAATATATTGATAATAAATGGGTAACACCTGTTACTTTACAATATATTTTGTTTAAAAAGTAAAGAAATTTAGGTTTCTATCTTCCTTACATAATTTTATTAAAATATATTTAGTGAAATTTTTTTTGAAAGAATATATTATAAATGACAGATATTATACCAAAATGGAAAATAGAAATAATTAAAAAAATGTATAATGAAAAAAAAATTGGTAAAAAAATAAAATTTATTCATATACCAAAATGTGCAGGTAGTTATGCTGCACAATATATAGAACATTTCGGAATAATAAATAATGGTCATGTAATAGCAAACGAATTTGATAAACTTACAATAGGTATTATTAGAAATCCAGTTGAAAGATTTGAATCTTTTTTAAATTTTAGATTGAGTAAAGAACAACCTGGAAAAGATTGGCCAAAACGTTTAAATTATTTACATAATGATAAAACAAAATCATTAAATGAAATTATTCAAAAACTAACACCATTTGAAATGTTAACATTCAATCCATTTCGTTCATATATATATTGGACAAAAAATATTAATTTATTAGTAACAATTAAAGAATTTTTACCTGCATTATATTTATTAGGCTATCAAACAGATAAAATTTTTCCAAAAATGAATGTATCATCAAAAAATAGAGGAACATTATCAAAAGAAAGTATTATTAAAATTAAAAAAGTTTTCAAAGATGATATGAAAATATATAATTATTGGACGCGTAAATTTGTTTGAGAATTATAAAAGAAATATTTTTAATAATTAATATATAAAAATAATGATTAAATTATATTTTGATGATAATATTCCAATTCATATACAATATTTAATTAAATATTATTCTTTTGAAATGTCTTCATTAGAAGATTGTGATTATATTATAAGTTGTAAATTTTATGAAGGAAATAATAATACAATACAAAAAATTCAGGATAATTTAGAGCAGTGCGTATTTTAAATGCCAGGTTATTTTTTATAAACTTTAGGTTTTCTATGTTTAGTTGATAAATGAGTTGATTTAGTGTTTTTATAAATATCTTTTTTATAAGCATAAATAAAATAATTTTTATAATGTTTTTCTTTTATTTTGTTTATAGAATTATTCAAACTTTCTTTTAATTTTATTAAATTTTTTGGTTTATCTAGTTTTATATAATGTTTTAATTGATTAAACCATTGTTCTATACAGTTTAAACGTGGATGATATGGACATGTATATAATAAAAAATTACCACTGTCTTTTATTATTTTTTTAGTTGCTTCTTTTTTATGAATTTGACCATTATCTAATATAAATAATTTATTTTTAACTTTATTGCATATTTCTCTTAAAAATATATTAAAACGTTCAGCATTTACAGAACCTTCATCATATAATTTATTATTTATACATTCTTTATTTGTTATTGCACTAATATAAGAATATTTCTTAAAAACTGAATTATCATCTGTTTTTATTATACATCTATCTCCTAATACACTTCTACAATAATTATATTTTAAAGAAGTACTTAATGATGATTCATCTATACATATTATATCATCTAAATTAAATTTTTTAATTACATTAAAGAAAGCTTTTAATTCTTCTTTTTCATTTCTGTCTTTACCTCTATATGTTTTAGGAAAATGTTCAAAAGTTGCTCTTTTACGAGTAATATTATTATCTCTTATAATATTTGATAAATATTGCCTACATATTGATAAATCCGTAAATTTATTATGTAGTTTTTGATGTAATAAATTCATATGTATATCATTATTATTTCTTAATTCATCTTTTATAAAATCAATATGTATTTGTTTAATTTTATAAGAACCTTTTTCTCGTTCTTTTCTATCTAAATTTTTAATATTGTTAAATTTCAAAACCCATCTTTTTAAACTTCTATGAGAACATTCAAAAATATCACAAACTTTTTTAAAATTCTTAATTTTATTATAATATAAAACTGCTTTTAATTTTAAATCTGGAGAAAATTGTTTTACCATAATATTTAATTAATAATTAGAAAATAATTAAAAATCATTGAAAATATCATACTCATTATTTTTACAAATAAAAATATTTTGTATAATTTTATCATCTATAATTTTTTGTATTGCTTGTTTAATTTCATTAATCCAATCAAAAGTATCATAAAAACATCTTCTTGTAAAATACGGATAACTGAATAATTATTGTCATTAGCACATTTCATTTTAAATTTATCTCTATGTTGATTTTCTTCAGGAGAATTCCAATTAGAAACTTGTTCAAAATGTTGTCTTCCATCAAGTTCAATAATAATTTTATATTCTTCAATACAAAAATCAAATGGTAAATAATTTATATTTTTACACCATTCTACTTTATATTGTTGTATTAATTCTGGATAAATCAAAACTAATTTATCATACAAATTTTGTTCAGTTTTATTTACACAAAATGGACACCATGTTCCATTAGTTATATGTGATAATGATGATGAAAATTCATGCATATTTTCACAATTAAATTTAAACTTATTATTATTGCCTTTAATTAATTGTCTTGGTTTTAATTCATTTTTATTGCTCCAATATTTACTTTTATCAATACTTGCAAATGATCGTTCAAAACAAAATATACATAATTGATTATTACATAATATATGAGTTGGTATTACACAATAAATACAATGTGTTATATTATCTATATCTTGAATATTTATTGGATATCTTTCAAAATCATGATTACATATATCACAAAAAAATGTATATTTTAAAGTGTCTGATTTTTTAAAAATTTGTCTTGGGTTTAATTTATTTTTATTACTCCAATATTTTGATTTTGAATGTGATGCAAATGATTTTTCGAAGCAAAAATTACAATCATTATTATTACATAATTTTTGAGGAGGATAACAACAATATGAACACCAATTACCAGCATTAATATTATTTAACGAAATTTCATTATTATGATTACACATATTACAATCAAACCAATATTTATTATTACTAAATTTTAATACTTGTCTAGGATTAATTTCGTTTTTATTACTCCAAAATATAGATTTTTCATGAGATGCAAATGATTTTTCAAAACAAAATTTACAATCATTATCATTACATAATAATCTTGATGGAATACAACAATATGGACACCATCTAGATGTTTTTTGACTAGTAATATCATCTAATCCAATATTAAATTCATGATTACATATATTACAATTAAAATAATATTTTTTTCCAGAAGATTTAAAAACTTTAAATGGACTTTCAATATTTTTATTACTCCAATATATAGATTTTTCATGAGATGCAAATGATTTTTCAAAGCATAATTTACATTTTTCATTATCACATAATTTTTTAGGAGGATTAGAACAATATGAACAATTTCTTTTTTGAATATTTGATAATGAAGATTCATATTCATGACTACATATATTACAATTAAACCAATATTTTTTATCAGATGATTTCATTAAATTTCTTGGATTTTCAATATTTTTATCACTCCAATATTTAGATTTTTCATATGATGCAAAACTTTTTTCAAAACAAAATTTACAATCATTATTATTACATAGTAATTTTGATGGTATTACACAATAACTACAATGTTCTTTATCATTATATAACTTATTAATAGGTCTTAAAAATTCATGATTACATTTATTACAATAAAAATAAAATTTTTTATGGGAATTTATTTCTACATCTTTAGGTTTTAATTCATTTTTATCACTCCAATATTTACTTTTTTCATGACTAGCAAAAGATTTTTCAAAAGGTATTTCTTTACTCATTTTTATTATTAAAAATTTATATATGTTATATATGTTATATATTTTATATAATTATTTATTTTTAAATTTAAAAATAATCAATTTTTATTTTTTTATAATAAATAATTTATATAAAAAAATACTAGTAATATTTTATAAATAAAATGGAAGAAGAAATAATTAATTATAAAGAACTTTATGAAAAAACATTAATTGAATTAGATGAATTAAAAAAAAAACTTAAAACTTATACTGCACCTAAAAGAAGTAAAACTTTTTATGAAAATCATAAAGAGGAAATTATACAAAAAGTTAAAGAATATAAAGAAAAAACTGGATATAAAAGTCCAAGAACTCCTGAACAAACTAAAGAATATAATAAAAGGGCTTATGAAAAAAGAAAACTGAAAAAATTATTAGAAAATTAAATTTTAATTAATAATTATTTTTATTATTATTTTAATGCGTTTAAAAGTATTTAAAGAAATAATACATATATATAACTAAATATGAAAAAGAAGAAATCAAAAAATAAGTTTTTAGATAATAATTTATATGATAAAAATGAACAAATTTATAAAGTTATTAAAGTTCCATTAAAATCTGTTATTAAAAATAAAAATTATGATAAAATTCAACCTATTATTGAAAATACTGTTAAAGAAGTTAATCAATTAGTTATACTTGGATATCAGTTTCTTAAATTATATTTATTAGATAAATTTAATAACAATCAAGAATTTCCTAAAATTAATAAATCATTCATATTAGATATTTTAAAAACTATTGGATTTAATGATACTACTAGAGGTAAAAGTACTAATATTGATAAAATTAAAAATAAATCTTCTAAAGATGATTTGAAAATGTTTTATCATAATGTTTTTTATAAATTAGTTGATATTAAACCCAATATTACAAATAAATCTCATATTTTAGAACAAACTGCTAAAGAAATGATTACTTGTATTAATAATAATATTTCTATACATTTTATTAAACATTTATCCAAATATATTAATGAATTATTTAAAAATCCTATTTCTAAAGAAATTAAAGAAAATTATAAAGATAAAAAAATTAGAAAGGAAATGTATAAACAATTAAATTTAGAAATTAAGCAATTAAAGAATGATTTATTTAACGATAAAATTGAAGAATCTAATATTAAATATCATCAATGGATAAGAACTAATAGACCTTTATTATTTCCAATTAAAATAGAAGAATCAATATTCTATGATGTAAAAATTAATCCTGATAAATATTTTAAGTATTCTTTTTATATTAATCAAAAAATAGAAGAATTAGATAAAAGAAATTATCAAGTTATTCCTCAAAGAAATAATATTATTCCTAAACATATTACATTAAATACAAGTGCAATTGTTGATTTAATAGATGATAAGAAAAAAGAAATATTTTCTTTTGGTAAAAGTCAAATGTTATTAAATTGTAAAAAATATCAAAAACATGTTTGGAAATCTTTATTGAAATTAGAAAAGAAATCTATTTTTAAACTTAAATCTAAATATATATTTTATAATGAAATTAGAACAAATGGTTTTGATTGTATATTACTATTTATTAACAAAAAATATAAAGATAAAGAATTTGGAGATAGATTACCTAAAAGTGATAATGAAATAATATTTGATAAATTAGAAGAGTTTGGAAAATATAGATGTAAAAAATATTTAGAAGGAAATTATAAATTTATTGGAGTAGACCCAGGTAAAATTAGACCTTTTACAATGATTGATGAAAATGGTAAAATTTTCAAATATAGTGCAATGAGAAGAAGATTTGATACATATGCTAAAAGAAGTAATTTTGTTATACATACAGAAAAGGATAAAAATGGAATATTAAAAAAAGAGAAAACATTACCAGATTATAATTCAAGAACACTAAAAATAGATAAATATAAAGATTTTATAAAAAATAAGACTATTTTTAATAATGAAACAAAAGATTTTTATAATAAAATATTATTTAGGAAATTATCATTTAGAAGATTTGTAAATACAAAAAAATCAGAAGATAAATTATTAAATGAAATTGAAAATAAATATTTAAGTAAAGAAGAAAAAGAAAATGGTAAAAAGATAGTACTATTATATGGTGATTATAGTAGAGGAACAGCAATGAAAGGAACATATAGTACTCCAAATTTAGGATTAAAAAGATTATTATCAAAAAGATTTGAAATTTTTGATATAAACGAATATAAAACAAGTAAATTATATAATAAAGATTATAGAGAATTAACAAATTTAAAAATAAGGAAAGGAAAACATTTACACTCATTACACGAAGTACTAACTCAAAAAGAGGACACTGAAAAGCGTATATTCGTAAATCGAGATATAAATGCTTGTAAAAATATACTTTCAATTGGTTTATATTATCTAAAACATAGAGAAAGACCAAAAGAATTTATAAGAATAATTTCAAGTATAAATCCAATTGTTGTTTGATTAGAAACGGTAATCAAATAACACACAGTGGGAATGCAAATGTCCGTTGTAAAAACAAATGCATAATAAACCCATTATATAGAATTTTGTATGCTAACGTATTTATTAAATGTTTAGATTGGTTATAAAACTGGCATTTAAAATACGCATTGCTCTAAATTATTATATAAAAATACCAAAAAAAGTTATTGTTTTTTTAATATCTGATTTTGCAAATGATTTTAATATACCTTATAATGTTTTATTATTTCGAACAAGTATTTATAAATCAAAAAAAAAATTTAATGAATTTTTATTACCATATATTTGGGAAAATTTTCTAAATAAAGAATTTGTAGTAATTAAAAAATCAAATAATCCAATAGTTGGGTTTTGTGGAAGAGTTGATAAATATAGAGAAAAATTAATAAATATGATGTCACAAGATAAATATATAAAATGTAATTTTATACTAAAACAAAAATTTTGGGGCGGCGATCCACATAATGTTCAATTAATAAATGATTTTACAACAAATATTGAAAATTCACATTTTATAATTTGTAATAGAGGAAATGGTAATTATGCAATGCGTTTTTATCAAACATTATCACTCGGTAGAATACCTGTTTTAGTTGATTATGATCATATATTTCCGTTTGAAAGTGAAATTCCATGGAATGATATATGTATTATTGGAAAAAATGAACAAAATGTTATTAATAAAATTAAAATATGGTGGAAAGAAAAAGATATTTTACATATTCATATAAAATGTAGAACAATATTTGAAAATTATTTATGTAATAAAACTTATTTTCAAAAAATAATGGAAGGATTTTGTGATGATAAAAATAATGATAATATATTTTCTTTTCCATTAGATTTTGATCCAAATATATATGGAAAATACATTGATTTAGAAGGATTAAATTTTAGTCAGTTAATTAAACATTATATGACTAATGGAATTACTGAAAAAAGAATATATAAATTACCAAATGAATTTAATATAAATTTATATAGAACATTAAATAGCGATTTAGAAAATTTTAATTATGATCAATTGATTAAACATTTTATCAATTTTGGTATAAAAGAAAATAGACAATATAGTGAAAAAACCTGGATTTTTTGATGTATTTTCCTTCACATACGTTTCGTAAAATAACCTTAAACTGAAGCTTTAGCGTAAGTTTACTACATATTTTCCTTCACATACGTTTCGGAAAATAACCTTAAACTTACGCTAAAGCTTCAGTTTACTACATATTTTCCTTCACATACATTCCTGAAAATAACCTTAAACTAGAGCTTTAGCGTAAGTTTACTACATATTTTCCTTCACATACATTCTGAAAATAACCTTAAACTTACGCTAAAGCTTCAGTTTACTACATATTTTCCTTCACATACGTTTCGGAAAATAACCTTAAACTCTAGAGCTTTAGCATAAGTTTACTACATATTTTCCTTCACATATCTAAGTTAAAGCTACAATTTTTTTATATAATAATATAAAAAATGAATCCAGTTATTTTAAGACGATTTAATTTAGATTATATTTCAAATAATTCTTTAATTGTAATTATTGGTATGGTTAACAGTGGAAAATCATTTATTACAAAAGATTTATTGTATTATTTTAAAGATATACAGTATGGTACAGTTATATCGGAAGTTGGAAGGAAACAAAATTGTTATAACTATATACCACCTATTTTTATCCATGATAAATATGATACACACGCAATAAAAAATTTTATAAAACACCAAAAAAAAGTAATAAATAGTGAATATGATAGTAGTTCATTCATTATTTTAGAAAATATTTTTTATGATAATCAATTTAATAATGATAAATATTTTCAAAAAGTTATTAAATCATCTAAATTATTAAATTATCTATGTATTATTGAATCAAATAATTTAATATGCATTGATACAAAAACAATTGAAAATATTGATTATTTATTTATATTGAAAGAAAATTTTGATATAAATAGAATGAGAATTTATAAACAATTTTCACAATACCTTAAAATTCCATATACACTATTTTGTAAATTTATGGATGATTATACGGAAAATTATAATTTTTTGATATTAGATTTGAAATCTGAATCTGAAAATATAGAAAATAAATTATTTTGGTATAAAGCAGATAAACATAATAATTTTAAAATGTGTTCTGAAGAATCATGGGATTATAATGACAAAAATTATATTAAAGAACCACCTATAAAAAGTATTGATAGAAATATTTTTTGGTAAAATTCTTTTACAATGAACTTATCGGAAAATTTATCCGTAGATAAATATAAATACCAGAAAATAATATATATTATTTTATAAGTTAATTATTCTAAAAAAAAAATATTTTTATATAGATTATTTTTATATGATAAATTTATTAAAAAAAGCACAATTATTACAATTTATGATTTTAATGATATTTTATATTTTATCTAATAAAACTAAAAATAATGAAGATGAAAACAATGAAGAAGTATTATATAAAAATACGCAATATTATAACTTTTTAAAAACAATTGTTTCATATAATGAAGTTACAAGAAAATATATACAATTTATGAAAAAAAATAAACCAATAAAAATGGAAATAGATAATACTCAATTAGTAAATAACAATGATTATTTTTATATTTTTTATAATAAATATAATATATATGTATATTTTTTTAAAGAAAAAAATAGTGACTATCATAATATATATTTTAATGGTCTAAATAATAGAAATGATTTATTTGTTATGATAGATATTGCTCATAAAGTATTAACAAATAAGTTTAATTTTGAACAAATCGAAAATATTATAGAAAAACCCGGTAATTTATATTATATAAAGAAAAATGAAATCAATAAAATATCATCATTAGGAAATCATTATTCGTTAATTGAATCATTTGATTATATATTTTATAAATATAATATTCATAATAATATTTATAAAAAAAAAAATAATGATAAAATAAAATTAAAAATAAATGGATATAGTTTAGGAGGTGTTTTTTCACAAGTATTCGCATATACCATTTTAAATAAATATGATAATATTTATGATATTGAAGTATACAATGTAGAAACATGGTTTGGAGGTAATAAAGAATTATTTGATAAATTTACAAATAAAGTTAATATAAAAAATATTTATCATAAAAACAGTATATTATATTTTTATAATATATTATGTCAATCTTATTTTAAAAGTGATTATACAATTGAATGTGAAGATAATAATTTAGGAAACATTTTAGAAAACAGTATTGTATTATTTCCATTTGGTATAATAAAATATATTAATAATAATCATTTGCTATCTAAAATTTTAAAATAATATTAAAGTTTACGAATAAAAATATATTAAAATATATTTTATAATTTTAATAAAAATTTTTTCTTAAAAGAGTGTATATATGAAAGAAGATATAAAAGAATTAAAAAAATACAATTGGGGTCTTGGTATTGAACATGAAATGCATTTATTTCATTTTCCACTACCAAGTCAAAAAAATATAACAGATTTTACATTATTTGATTCAGAATCAGTTGTTAAAAAATTAATAGAAGAAAAAGATAATTCTAAAATATTGTTAAGTTATGACGACTATAATTTTTTAAAAAGTATACCATTTGAAACTAGTGGAAGAAGATGCAATAATAAATGGGTTATTGAAACTGTACCTATTAAAATGCCTGAATTTATTACAAATCAACCTTTTTGTTCTATTTCTAAAAATAGAAATATTCTAGCAATGACACGAGAAATTATAAGAGATAAAGAAAAATTCTATAAATTAATGATGTTAGATAAAAATACTCAAAAATTAGTCAAAAAATATGGTGAACTATCTGAATATCCTTTTGGAATGACTAGATATTTAAAATATTCACTTAATAATACAAATGGAAAATATAAATTCAAAAAAAATTTATTAGTACCTGAATATAATGGAAGTTATCATATAACTATGACATTACCGCATAAAGAAAATATTAGTAATTCAAAGTTTATTAAAATCCATCAAAATTTCTGTAATCAATTACAATGGTTAGAACCACTTTTATTAACTTCTTATTTTACAGGAGATGAATATTCACCAGGAACATTAAATAAAAGAGTTAGAGGAAGTTTTAGAGTGATGATTATTGGTTGGGGTAATTTTGCAGGTTCAGATGTTAGATTATTTAATAAAGGTATTGGAAGATATGCTAAAACACCAACTTATTGGCGGAAAGGTTTAAAATTTATTGATAGTAATAAATTAAAACCATGTTATAAACCATCTGTAATGGCAAAAAAAGAAAATGCTATTTCGAGTTTAAGTTCTGATTTTAGAACATTTGGTTCTACTGATCCTAATAGACCGATGCATAGAGAATCTGGTGTTGGTATGACTAAACCAAACGGTATAGAATTTAGAATATTTGATCATTTTAGTGATGAACATATTGAACATTTAGTAAATCTTATTGCTTTGATTGCAGAAAATAGTAGAGTAAAACAAACAAAAGATTATGTATACGAAAATAAAATTTGGATCAAAGAAATGCATAATATTATGAAAAATGGATATAAAGCAAGATTATCTCAAAATTATATAAAATTATTGAGAAATAAATTAGGATTAAAAATTAAAACTACATCAATAATTGCATTTGATGTTTTTAAAAATATATATGAAGAATTATGGAATAAAAATATTGATGGTAAATGGTCAAAAATATTTCATTGTATGAAAAAACCGAAGTATGATTATATTTTTCCTCAAATTAATAAAAAAGGATGGCAGTTTGCTTTTTGTGTAAAATTAAATAGAGAAAAAACATTATTGAAAAAATTTAATAATTTAAGTAAAATTTTAACAAAGCTGAAGAAAATTAATTATAAGGATTTTTCATCTATTATTTTAAAAACTTTTGGTAAAAATTGGAAAGATGATATTGAAGATATTGCATATTTGTATGAATCATTTAAATTTGCTACTTTAAATAAAAATATTGATGGAACATTAAATGAAATTATTATTAATAAAAAAATTCAAATTTTTAAAAATTTTAATAAAGAAATAATAAGTTATTTTAGTGGAGTCTTTATTGAAAATATAATTAATATATAAAATTTATTTTTTTATTTTTTTTCTAAAATAAATGTATAAAGGATGTCAAATAATCTTACAACAGTTGTGTTTTCTAATTCTAATATGTTAAATAATAAAAAAGTTAGTTCTCATGTTGTTAGAAATAATATAATACATAATTTAAAAAAAGCAGAAAAATTATTGAGTAAAGAAAGCTTTAAAAATTTACAAAAAGATTTAATATTAAATATGAGAAGTAATAACACTATATCAGTAAACATTAAAAATGACAAATATAAATTAGTTATGTATGGTGGAGATACTTCTTTAGATACTAGTCAAACTAATTCTGATAAAAGTACTAGTACAGATATGTCTTCAGATACTACTCAAACTAATCCTGATAAAAGTACTAGTCAAACTAATTCGGATGAAAATACTATTACAGGTATGTCTCCAGATACTACTCAAACTAATCCTGATAAAAGTACTAGTACAGGTATGTCTTCAGATACTACTCAAACTAATCCTGTTGAAGATACTGGTGTAAGTATGTCTTCTGATACTAATTCTGATGAAGATACTGGTGTAAGTATGCCTTCTGATACTAATCCTGATGGAAGTACTAGTACAGGTATGTCTTCAGATACTACTCAAACTAATCCTGTTGAAAGTAATAATACAGGTATGTCTCCAGATACTACTCAAACTAATCCTGTTGAAGATACTGGTGTAAGTATGTCTCCAGATACTACTCAAACTAATGATGTTGAATATACTGGTGTAAGTATGTCTTCTGATACTAATCAAAATAATCCTGTTGAAGATACTAGTGTAAATATGCCTTCTGATACTAATTCTGATGAAGATACTGGTGTAAATATGCCTTCTGATACTAATCCTGTTAAAGATTCTACTCAAACTAATTCTGTTAAAAATGCTAATCAAACTAATCTTGTTAAAGGTACAGATGTAAATACATCTTTACCTACTTCTCAAATAGTAGGTTCAAATCCTGGCACAAATCCTCCTAAAGACACTGGATTTTTTGGTAAAATAAAAAATTTATTTACAGGAGGTGATAAAAAAAATAGTATTGAAAATGATTCAGAAGACGACCAAACATTTATGGTAGATTCAGATGAAGATGACGATGAATCATTAATAGATAATGCTAAATTAAAAGACAAAAAGTTTTTAAATAAATTAAATTTAACAGAATTGAGAAATATTGCTAGAAATAACAATATCAACGTATCAAAAAATGGTCAATATTTAAATAAATCAATGATTGTTAAAAATATCCATAAAAACTTTAAATAATCATATAAAATTTTATTTTCGTATCATTTATAAATAATTATTTATTTATAAATAATATAATGACAGATTCAGACTCAGATTTAGACAAAAAATTTAATAAATATATATCTAAAGTTAAAAAATTAGAATCACTTATTAATGATGATAAACTGTTTTTATACGGTAATTATAAACAAGCTTTATTTGGTGATAATAATATAGAAAAACCATCAATATTTAATAGAGTTGAAATGGAAAAATGGAAAGCATGGGATGGAAATAAAGGTATAACAAAAGAACAAGCAAAAGAAAGATATATAAGAAAAGTTAAAGATTTATATAAAAGTGAGGAAACCTAGGTTTCCTACACATACCTTCCTATATATTCAGGAAAATAGTTCTTTATCTTGTAATTTTAGTATTTTAGCTGTATGTATAAACCATCTTAAAATAAGATTTTTAAATATTCATTTTAGAACAGTACATATTTTATAAAAAATAAATCTTATAGGAGGGGTGGTAGGGGAACCTGGGTTCCCTACTTTAGTATTTTAGCTGTATGTATAAACCATCTTAAAATAAGATTTTTAAATATTCATTTTATAAAAAAATAAATCTTATAGGAGGGGTGGTAGGGGAACCTGGGTTCCCTACTTTAGTATTTATATTTAATATCAGTCGTTGCATAACTATTATCTACAATCCATGGACTATCATCCTCAAACATAGAGTACATTCCTCCTAATGACATAATAGGTGCTGTAACATCTTGTTCATCTTCAAAAGTCTTTGGTATATATCTATATTCAATCTTTGGAGGAGGACACTGTAAATTACTTTTTACATAACCAACTGATATAAGTATAATTCCAACCATTGCTAATATTAAAACAATTGATTTCATATAATATTAAAATATAAAAAAAATATATAATTTATATATAAAAATGTCACATCAAGATTGGAATACTATAACAATTAAAAATCCCGAAAAAATAAATAAAAATCTACCCAAAAATATTGTTGAAAAAAAAGGTGATATGTCTTTACAAAGTCATCTTAATAAAATTGAAAATGATACAGATAATTTTTCAATAAAAAATATTCCATTAGAACTATCTAAAGAAATAATGTCAGCAAGAACAAGTAAAAAAATGACACAAAAAGATATTGCTATTAAATTAAATGTACAACAAAATATTTATACAGAATTAGAAAATGGAAAAGCAGTTTATAATATACAAACTAAACAATTAATAAATAAAATAGAAAAATTACTTTGTATTCATTTCCAAAATAGGAGTAAGTAAAATTAATTTTTCATAAATAAATTTATCCATATCATTCAATTTTATTGTATTATAAATTTGATGTGCATATATACTATTTTCATTAAATATATTTTCAAAAGAAAATTTATCTGCAATTTCTATAGTACAATTATGTAAATTATTTTCATATAATAATTCACATAAAAAAACATCTTCTGCAATTCTATTTTTTTTATTATTTTTTTTACACATATTTTCCATTACTCTTGTTTTTCTAAAACTTGTTCCACCATTACCTACTTTTATATCTTTATATTTACTAGCATTATGTGGCCATCTTGCACCTATATAATTATAATTGAAAAAATCATTATTAAATTTACCCATGCAAAATGAATCATATTGAAAAATAAGTACATTATCTTCTTTTATATTTTTCCAAAAAATTTCTTTTTTTAATAAATCAGAATAATCATTACTATTATTAAATTTATTTTTTAAAATTTCTATTTTACCACTGATTCCTATTTTATCAAAATCATTTTTATATTTACTTATATTTTCTTCTAAAGTAAATATTGTAATATTCCATGTTTCATCAATTGAATAACAAAATAAAATTAATAAATAAATAAATGATGAATCGTATCTATCATCAATAAATAAAAGTGTATTATTTTTAGCACAATGATATTCTATTTTAGTATAATTTATATTAAAAATTATATTTTCATATTTTTTTAATAAATATTTAAAATATAAATATGGATTATACTGTCCACATAAAATCCAATGATAATTAATATATTTTTCATCATGAATATATAATTTATCAATTAATTTATTATTTTCAATATAATATTTTATATCAAAATTAATGAAATCATTTGAAACATTATATACATTTTTAAAAATAAAATTATTTATATTACCAATTTTAATATAATCTTTTTTAATATTTTTTATATCTATGTCTAAATATTTGTTATCATCATTTATTAGTTTTATAGAAAAATTTTCAAATTTATTTATATTTTTATTTTCTATTTTTAAAAATATTATATTATTAATAATAGAAAATATATATATATGTTTATTGTCTGTTGGTTTTATGTTTATATATAAATTATTTGTTGCAATAAAAAAAGTATTATAATAATAATTTATTTTATAATAAAGCATTTAAATTATATTATTTTTTTTATATATATTTAAAACATATATGTATAATTTATCAGTTTTAACAATGTTTAAAAATGAGTCAATGATTATAAAAAATTGGATAGAACATTATTTAACAGAAGGTATTGATCATTTTTATTTAATTGATAATGGTTCAACTGATGATTATTGGGACAAAATAAAAAAATATGAAAAATATATTACACTTGTTAAAGATCCAACTAGATTAGAAAAAGGCACACAAACTTATTTATATAATAAAATATATCTAAATAAAGTAAAAAAAGAAACAAAATGGTTGATAATATGTGATGTTGACGAATATATTTATTCTAGAAATGGTTATTTAAAAATAATTAATGTATTAAATAAATTACCTGAAAATATTGAAAAAATATGGTTACCTTGGAAAATATTTGGTTCTAATGGAAATATAAAACAGCCTGATAATATTATTAAATCTTTTACAAAAAGAAAAATTGATTATAGTAATAATAAAGGATTCGGAAAAACAATTTGTAAAACACAAAATTTAAATAACTTTGGTTGTTGTGGACACATTGTATCACTAAGTAAAAATAATATTTGTTATACTTCAAATGGTGAAAATTGGGATAATTTTAATTTTACAAATGAAAATTGTAATAAATTAAATTTACATTTAAATCATTATATGGTTATGTCTGAAGAATATTATTTAAAAATAAAATGTACAAGAGGTGGTGGAGAAAGCGGTCTTTCAGGTAAATATACAATTGGTTTTTTTAGAAATCATGATAAAAATTATAATGATATTATTGATACAGAATTATTTGATAAAGGAAGAAGTCTAAATGAAAAAAATATTAAACTTGAACCACATTTTCAATCTAATGATAAAAATATGTTTTATAAATATTTAGATAAAGCAACATATTATTTAGAATATGGTTCTGGCAGTTCAACATATCAAGCATCTCTTAAAAATAATTTAAAAAAAATTATTTCTATTGAAAGTGATATAGAATGGTTTAATAAATTAAAAACTACAGTTAAAAATAAAGAAAAAATTAAATTTATATATTGTGATATGAAAACTTTACCTAATAATTGGGGTTATCCCGGTATAGACAGTAACTTAAGTGATTGGATTAATTATAGTAATACAATAAATACATTGGATAAAAATTTATTATCAAAAATAGATTTAATATTAATTGATGGAAGATTTAGAGTTGCATGTTGTTTAAAATGTTATAATTGTATTAATGATAATTGTTTAATTGTTTTTAATGATTTTTTTAATAGAAAATATTATCATATTGTTTTAGATTATTTTGATATTATTGATAAAACAAATAATAATATAATGGTTGTTTTGAAAAAAAAAATAGGAAAACAAATACCAAAAGAATTAATTGAAAAATATGAAAAGATACAACAGTAAGACTACATAAATTAGAAACTAAAAGATTATTCTAGAATTTCTCATTAAAAAGTATACTAAGTGAATTTATGCAATCATTAAATATATCAATTAATTCATCCTTATTTTCATGAGATAATTTTTTTATATATTCTATTTGATATTTATTTAATTTTCTACAATTTCTAATATCATCTTTTATTATTTCATAATAATCTATATCAAATATTTTGGATGGATATTTATCAAGGTGATAATACGCAGGTATAATAATATCGCTATTTGATAAACCAGATTCAGTTGGAGGTATATAATCGTTTGGTATATCATAAATAATTTCATCTAATTTAAGTTCTTTTGATAATCTTTTGCAAATATTTGTTTTTATTACATAATTTTCATAATCTGATAAAGTTGAAATAGAAGAATTTTCTGATGAATCTAAAACATTATTTACATTATTATCATTTGATAAATTATTATCATTTGATAAATTATTATCATTTGATACATTATTATCATTTGATACATTATTATCATTTGATACATTATTATCATTTGATACATTATTATCATTTGATAAATTATTATCATTTGATACATTATTATCATTTGATACATTATTATCATTTGATACATTATTATCATTTGATACAGTATTTATTGGTTTATTTTTATTTGAGAATAAGGTTGAAAATATTCTACAATTAAGATTCTTTTCTGTAACTTTATTTTTTTCGTATCTAATTGTTTTTAATTTAGGTTTATTAGGTTGAGATATTGTTGAATTCATATAATATATTTTATTGCAAAAATTTTAAATATATTTAATAATAAATTCATAAGTTTATTATTTTAACAATATATACAAATAATATGAAAATACAAACTTACTGATAATTTTATATCAAAAAGATTACTTAATTACAATATTATTTGTTATACCATTATAAAAAATAATTTTGCTTAACGTATATTTTTCTTCTTTATTATAATTAGATTGAATCTTAGTTAACATGCTATAAGCTTGTTGCATCAATATATCCAAACCTGATGTAGTTATACCTGAATTATATTTATTTTTTATAGAATTTAAATTTACTGTTGAACAGTTTGCAAGTATTCTACCATTAACGGGATCTTTTTTTGTATTTTTCCAATTACATATTTTTTTTATCATTACAGAACATAATTTGCCTTCTTTATTTTTAAATACTCGATATACATGTATATCTTTAATACTATCTTCAGCAAAAATAATTCTTAAATACCATCCTAATTTAATTTTTTTTGTTATTTTTTGTAGTTTGTTTAGCGCTGAATTATTATTTTTTAAATTATTTTTTAAATTATTTTTTAAATTATTATTGTTTTTATTATAAGTTTCATATATCAATATTAAAAGTATTGTTTGATTATCTACTATAATATTATTATTCTCGTCAAATAAATACGGTTCCTCTGTATTTCCACATATCTCATTTGCGTTATATGTCATTTATACTATTATATAATATAAAATATAAATTTACTCTAAATTTATATTTTATATATTGTTATGACATATTTTCCTTCGTATACTCCTGACTATAGTTCTTTATGTGGTTACCACTAAATACTGAAGATTTGGCTTAAGCTTATTAAAGAAAACATAATAAAAAATGATTTATATATTTTATAGTTTTATATTTAATATAAAATTATAAAATATATATTTTTATATAAAAATGATAGGATTTCACGTTCCATTAATTAAAAAATCTTTCAAAAAAAGTATTGAAATACCTCATAAAAGAGCTAATATAACTGCTTTTCAAATATTTATACGCAATCCGCGACAACTTAAATTAGTTGAATATAATGAAGAAGAAGCTTTAGAATGTAAACAATATATTGAAACAAATAATTTATTTTTAGTATCACATGCAACATATTTATTAAATTCAGCAACGCGTGAAAAATGGTGTGATAAAATAGAATCTGCAATGAATGATTTAATTTATGCAGAAAAAGTTGGTGCAATTGGTTCTATTTTTCATGTTGGTAAACATCTTAAACAATCTATCGAAGAAGGTATTGAAATAATGTATGATTTTATATCTACTGTTATTACTCAATTACAAAATATAAATTCTAAATCAATATATATATTAGAAACATGTGCATCACAAGGTTCTGAATTATTGAGTAATTTAGAAGATTTTGGTAAATTTTATCATAGATTTAATGATAAGCAAAAAGATAATTTAAAAATATGTATTGATACATGTCATGTTTTTGCAGCAGGATATTCACTAAAAAGTGAAATAGATGCAAATATATTTATTGATATAGTTCAAGAAAATATTGGATGGAATAATGTTGCAGTTATACATCTAAATGATAGTAAAAAAGATGTTGGATGTTGTGTAGATAGACACGAAAATTTGTGTATGGGGTGTATTGGACAAGATGATGAAAATGGTTTAAAAACTATTGTTAGTCATTGTTATGATTTAAAAATACCTTTAATATTAGAAACACCACATGATGATAATAATATGTATGAAATTTATGAAAGAGATTTAATTAAGGTTAGAAAATGGATCAATTCTTAAATAAACTTTGTCTAAATGGTTCATTATTCATATTTTCTCCAAACATAGACATACCACTTGGTTTTTTAATATTTTTTCTCGATCTTTTATTTATGATTTTACCATTTTCATTCGTGTCTATTTCTAAAAAAAATTCAGGTATTAATATTTTGTATTTTTCTTCATCATTTTTAAAATATTCAGAAGGAGTATATTGTCGTCTATTTCTTCTAATATTTTGATATGATTTAGTTTTTATAATTCTTTTATTAATTAATGTTTCACCATATAAATTTATTATACCATTAATAAATGTATTAAAAGTTCTCCAATTATTATGATTATCAAATATATTTTCATTATATTCAATTAAAGATAAATCATCAATTAAATGATACATATCTGCAGCTCTTAAATGAGGTTCTTTTATAATATCAAATGGACTATTTCTTCCAATATTAATTTCAGTTGGTGAAGTAACTATTAAATATATTCCATTTTTTAAAGATAATCTAACACTACTAAAACCATAATCAATAAAAGTTATTTTAGGTAATGCATCTTCATTTTCATAATCATAATATACAAAAACATTACCAATATTAAGATCACCATGTATAAAACCACATACATTTTGTAATTCATTTAATTTTAATGCAATTTCTTTTAATACTGTTAATAATATTGTATTTTTATCACTAACTAGTAAATCTTTACTATATAATGATATAATAAAATTTCCTAAATCCATACCAAGCGCAATATTCATTGTTTGATATAATTTATTATTGGTAGAATATTTTAATGATGAATTTGTAATACTTTCAATATTGTGCATAAAACTATTATAATATAATATACAATTTATGAAAGTTTCTATTAATGCATCTGGAGATATTATATGAGGTTTAATAAATTGTGTATTTAGTAAATATAATTCAAAATCTTCACCTGTTTTAGGATGAGTTTTTGTAATTATTTTTTTTATATTCATTTTATTTTTATTATTTTTATTATTTATTTTATTCTTAATAGAATTTAAACGTATATTTATTTCATCTAATACATCTACAATATCTCCAGTATATATTTTATTAAGTATTAAACAATATTTTATTACTAAAGAATATAATATATGATCATTAAAAATTGGCATATGTGATAATAAATATATTTTAAAATTTTCATCTAATCCATAATTTTCATTATTTATTGATATATTTGGTATTTTTGTTATTTTTAGTGGAGATTCATATGAAACATTGTGGTTTTTTGTTCTTTTTCTAGATGATCCTGGTGTTCCAGCTGGTGTTCCGCTAGGTGATTTATTCATATTATATTATTAACATATAATTTAAAATTAAATTTTTTTAAATTTATAAAATTAAAAAGCTAATCTTTTATAAATTTTGATAAAATAAATTTATTAAAGCATCTATGAATAGATAAAGAACTATATTCCGTATTTTACGAAGGAAATACATACTTTAACAAATTTATACACCAATTTTACACCATTTGATATTTAAAACATCCATTATAAAAATAATAGACACTGATTCGGTATAAAAATTTGGTTATAATCCGTTATTAACTGAATATGAAGTTTTAAGGTAAATATAGAATTATTTCGCATTTTAGCTTAATCTATTGTCATAGTACTAATTCAATACCACATAAAGAATAATTTATCATAGACTTCAAACTACTCATCATTAATTATTATATGTGTATTTTCCTTCGTAAACTCAGGAGTTTAGTTCTTTATCTATGTAGTAAACTGAACCTTCATTTCATTACGGTTCTTTTCTGTAAGTTTACAACATATTTTCATTTGTAAACTCCGGAGTATAGTGCTTTATAAAATAAAACTTAAAATTAGATTGTTTTTTAAATTAAATATAACCTAAATATATATGAGTAGACAATCTTTTTATTTAAAAACATTTATTCTTATGTCAAATCATCAAGCATACCAAAAAAATAAAAATAAAAAATTATACTTCAAAAAAAAAATTGGTGAAGGTTCATATGGTTTAGTATTTGCAATTGATAGTGATGGAGAAAAGTATGATCATGTAATAAAAGTATTTAAAAATTCATTGGAAAATAATACAATATTACAAGAAACTAATTATTTAATACCACTTAAAAATGAAAATAGAGAATTAATATTTTTTCTTAGATATAAAAATCAAAAAAAAGAACATAATTATATAGTTTCTTTATATGCAATTGGTTTAACAAGAGAAAAAATAGTATACAATAATATTACACTTGAACCCAATAGTTATTTTGTAATATTACCAGAATGTTCTAAATTTTATGATATGTATAATATATATAATAAACCATTATTAGAACAAAAGAATGGAATTAATTTTACATTAAATGTAATGAAAAGATTATTGGATATATCTAATTTTCTTGAAACAAGATATAATTGTTATAATTTAGATTTCAAATTAAATAATTTTATGTTTTTAAAAAATTCATCTGATTTAAATGATTTAATTATGATAGATTTTAGTATTATGAATAATAAAACAAAAACATATATATATAATTTAAATAAAAAATATTATATATGGCCAAAATCAGATAATTTTATAATAGAACATTTGCCTTCATATTCTATATCAATAAATGGTTTAGAACTATTATTTGGATGCAATAAAATAAGAGATTTTAATACAGAAGATAAAATATATTATTATTTAGATATAATTTATAAAAAAAATAAAAATTTATATAGTATATTTTTTAATGGATTATCAATGAAAGTTAATACTGAAAATTTTATAAGATTGATTAACCTTTTATAAGTAAGGAAACCTAGGTTTCCTACACATACAGAAAAGAACAAGAATGCAATGAAGGTTCATCGCTATTTTCCGGAGTTTACGAAGGAAAATACCTTCCTAATTGTTATTGATTATTTGATAAATAAGAATTTTCATCTATTTCATTTTTTCTATTATAAAGTGGTTGATTATATATTGGTGCACTTATTTGTGGCGCGTTATATATTGGTACAATTACTGGTGATTCATTAAATGTTTGTGTATTTGATGTATTAGCTAATGGAAATGTATATCTTGAAATTTCTTCTAAATTCATTTGATCATGTACTGAAGGTGTTCCAACTCTATATCTTATAGGAATACCTCTAATTAATGAAATATGATCAATATTAAATTGTTGTTCAGGAACAAGTGAATTAATTTCTTGTTTCATATTTAATTTTGCCGATGATTTATAATAAATTAATTCAATTGCTGGTTTTAGATTAGACTTTTTTTTATTATATATTGGTAATATACCATTTTCATATAAATATGGAAGAATAATATTTTCTAAATAATTTTGTTCATCCATAAAATTTAATGAAATTTTATAAAATGACTTATCATTTTCTATTTTATATCCAGTATATTTACAATTAAATTTTGAAAATTTTAAGCCTATTGCAATTAATAATGGTTTAATTGAATTTTCCATATATTCTATTGCTGTATCATTATTAAAATATCCTAAATATATCATATTTGTAAAAAATTTAGTATTCCAATGAGCTTGCTTAAGAAAATATTTTTTTCTAAGTTTTTTTTGTATTTTTCTCAATATATTTATTTGTTCTTCATCGTGAAATATATTTCCGATAAAAAAATGAAATTTATCATTATTATTCATATGCATAATTATATTAATATCATATATTATTTAATCAAAATTAATAAATGAATTAATTTTTTTAATATATAAATTTTTTTTTTTTTCAATAGTATATAATAAAAATTTTTCTCCATTATTATATTTTTCAATACTATTAACACTAAAATCAAATGGTTTTAATATTTGTCGTAATAGAGTAATTAATTTTTTTTCATTTAGATTTTCTAAATATTTACTATATTTACATTTAAGGTAATATTTTTTTAAATGTTCAATATATTGTTCAATTATTAATACAGATTTTTTATTAACCAAATTTTTAACAGTGAATTCATAATATATTGAATCATTTAATTCTTTATTGAATAATGTATATATTATTTCTTTTACTAAATCAAATGAAGGACATTCTTTTGAAAATAATTGATTTACTTTATTATCATTTATAGAATATTTTTCAAACGAATCGATATTAGTTAAACTACTTATATCTTTAAATTTTTGATTTTTTTCCATATTAACCTAAAATTACTATATATATTTTTTTCAATATATTATAATTAATTTATATTGTATTTTTCTTCATAAACTCTAGAAAATAGTTATTTATTTACACATAAATTTTCCGATAAATTCATTGTAAACTTCCTACTTTTCAGGAAAATAAAAGAAAAAAAATTAAGAAGTTATGTGTGAAAATCTGTTAAATATTTTGTCGTGGAATAGCCATTGTCCTTGCCATTGGTACATAATTAGAACTATTTATATTATTTTTACCTTTTCTAGTATTTTCAAACGACATTTCTTGCATATTAAAACCTTCTCCTTGTGTTTTTAAAAAACTTTGTTTATCTTCATTTCTTGTTTTTTCTAATTGATCTCTCTTTGTATTTGTTGGATTTCTATCAACATATTTATTTCCTCCAGTTTGTTTATATTCATTATCTTGACCAAATATTAAAGCATTGTTTTGTAGTTGATTATTATTAAGTGTTTCAAAATTATTTGTATAATAATTATTTTGAAAATTTGTTTGAACTGGTTTTTTACTATCTATATTAAAATTTCTTGTACACATTGAGCTTCTTTCAATATCCATCATATTATTATCCATAATATAATGTTCATGATTGTAAGATATTGGAACAGACGGATTAGATATAATAGGTCTAAAAAAATCTGCATTTCTATTATTATCATTTCTTAAATTATTATTACATCTAGTTTGTTTAGTGTGTATTGGTGATGGTGATAGCATAATTATACCTATATAATATATATTATTTTCTATATATAATCTAAATAGTAAAAATATTAAAAAAAAATTGTTTATATAATTAAAATATGTCTAAAGATAAATATAATTATTCATTAAATGGAATCGAACATGAGATTACATTAAATCATACTTTAAAAATTGATCAAAAACCTATTAATGAAAAAATATTAGTATCCAATAAATATATGTTAAAATATATAAATGATTTATTTGATTATCATTCAATTGAATATTGTTTAGTTGGTAATGCATTATTAGGTGTTTATATATTTAATGGTATTAATATATTCAACCAAACATTAGAAATATGCACGTCTGATAGTAATTTTTTTAAAATAAAAAAATTAGAAGAAGAAATTAAAAAAGATGATTTTATAATACAATTTAATGAAAAATATATAAAAATATCTACAGTTTTTTTTGAAAAAAATAAATCAATAATTTATATATATCCGTTAGAAAAAGAACATATTAACGATGGATTAACATATAACACATATGATAATAATATTATTGTTCATACATTTTATGATATATTTCCAATAAAAAAAAATAAATTTGAAGAATTTGAAATATCAATACCAAATAAAATAGATAAAGTATTAGAATCATATAATTTTGACTTAAATTATATAACTTTTACTAAAAAGAAAGAACTCCATAAAAAAATTATTGAAGAAGTTGAGACAAAAAATAATATTAATACATTAATTAAAGATAATATTAATAATTTTATTTCTATTATTAAACCTTTTTTTTTTAATGTTGATTAAGTAATACAACTTAGATTTTATACATATTATAATGAATTTATCGGAGGATTTATCCTTAGATAAAAAAACTATATTCAGGAGTTTACGAAGGAAAATACAAAATAAAATATTATTTATTATTATTTATTATTATTTATTATTATTTTCTATATCAAACATATTACATAATTTTTCTGGTAAATCATTATATTTTAACAATATCTTTGATCTAAATTGTATTAAATTAAATATATTTTTATCAAATATAGTTGTTCTATATAATAATATAAAATTATCTGTTCTGAAATTTTTTGATTTAATAATAGTTAATCCATTAGTGTTTTTTTTAATTCTTTTATCTAATATTACAAAATTTATATTATACATTTGAGATATTATATTTAAATCTTCTTCATCGCCACTATATTTTTGATTCAATATTTTTTCTTGCAATGATTGAACATTTACAATATTTTTATATAAATTTATTATACTTTTCTTATTTTTTTTACCATTAATATATTCAATAATTTTATTTTTTAATATATCAATATCAAGTTGTGTATTATTTAAATTATTTTTAAATTCATTAAAATTTAATATTAATATTATTAATGAAAACAAAGAATTATCTTCATTTTGCTTTACTTTAAATTTATTACCCATTATTTTTATCCAATAACCCGATAAATCATCTGTTTTATTACTTCCAATACCTATAAAACTACTTAATAAATATTTTTCTTTTTTAAATGTTACTTCTTTTGTTGTAATATCTTCATATAAATTTCGATTATCTATTAATATACCATTATTATTATAAAATAATTTATTAACAATTTGTTCAATTTCAGTATTATTAATAGAATGTATAACAATATATTTTTCTTTATCTTCACTTATTTTTTCTTTATTTATAATATTTGGTATATTATCCTTTAATATTTCTAAACGTTTTAGTTTAAATCTTAATAATTCATCAACTATTTTAGAAAGATAAAAATCATAATTTTTAATTTTTCTATCTTTATGTATTAAATTAATTTCATTAATGAATAATTTACATTTATTTTTATAAACTGTACAATGAGGATCATCATCACACAATAATTGAAAATCATTATTTTTATTATCAGATACATTTCTTAAATTGCATGGTATTCTTTTATTTGGTGTATTATAATCAAATGAATCAAATTTATTATTTTTTATTGTTATTAAATTTGAAAATATATTATTAAGTAATATATACATTTTACGTCTATTTTTGGTTATATCTTTATCAGTTGAATTTATTATTTCCATTATTTTATCATAATATGATCTATTATCTTTTATTTGTATAAATTTTGATAATTCAAATTTTAAACGTATATATGTTTCATCTTCAAAGTTTTTTTTATTCATTCTTTCAATTCTTGTATCAATTTTTTCAATTTTATTATATAATGATTCATCAACATCACTATAATAATTTAAATATGATAATTTTATATTTTTATAAATATCAGGAGATTCTATAATTGGAATAAATCTATTGTTTTCACTAACCAATGCAATAATATTTTTTTTATTCTTTAAATCTAATATTTTATGGGTTATATTACATTTTAAATTTGTATTTTTTTTTATTTCATTTGTAAAATTTATTGTATCTCTAATATTTATTTTATCAATATCATTTATATCTAAAATTATTTTATATTTAATTTTTTCATTTAATTTTGTAGGATTAATTGGTAAATAAAGGCCATTTCTTAAAGATATTGCAAAAACTTTATTATATGAATCAATATATTGCATTTCTGGAATAAAACTATCATTTAATTTTTTATTTTGAATTGCTATTAATATTTGATTTAAAGTATCCTGTAAATCATTACCATCTTCAATAACTACATTATCAATATTCAAATCATATTTTTTAATATTATCTTTTAAAACTTCACACCAATTAATATCAAATTTTGATAAACATCCTTCTTGACTAATTTCATATATTTTTCTTATTTCTTCTCTTGTATTATCAAAAATACATGTTATATTTGCTGTTTTTCCATTGCCTTCTAAATAATATATTGGCTCATAGTAATCTTTAGATTTTATTATTAATATATTTTTTTTATTTGTATCATAAAAATATTTAATATTTTCACCTTTGGGACATAATAATTTATTATTTTCAAATATAAATATATTTATACCATCTTCAAATAATACATTTGGCCTTTGTAAAAAATCCCACAAATATTTATGATTTAATTCAATATTTTCATTTAAAATAAAATTTTTATAATTTTCAATAGTTTTAAATATATTTATTATATTACCTGCATGTAAAGATTTAAATAATATATTATTTAATTTATCTACTATAATTGCTTTTATTTTTTTAACTGTTAATTTTTGATTTAATTTATCACAACTTAAAATATCAGATATGGTAGATAAAAATGAATTATTTTTTTCGTGATTGATTCCTTTTCTTAAATATCCTTTTTTTAATCCTAAATCTCCTGAATCTAATTTTGTTTTTAATAATCTTTCTATTTCATAGGTTAATTTACCATATCTATCTTTATCAATTGGTATTCCTTTACCTAATATATATATTTTTCCTTCCTTAATAGTTTGATTTTCTACATCATCTCCTAAACATTTTTTAAAACTTTTATATTTACCTGATTTAGGTACATTATCTGGAAGTAAATAACAACATGGTAAACATAATCCATCAGGATGTGTTGAATTTTTAACAAATCCAGGATATTTATAATTTTTATTATCTTTTGTTCTTAACATTACTTGATGATTACCATATGGACATATAGCGGTTTTACACAATTTACCCTTTTCTTTCATTGCTCTAATTCTAATTGTTTTAGGATCAATATCACCTTCAAGAATAGGTATTTCACATATAGGACACCATACTTGAGGACATATGTACCATCTTTCAAATAAATCAGGATCAGAACTATATTTAATTGAATAAGTGTATGATTCTCTTTTTATATTTGGATTTGTATCCGGATTTTCTAATAAAACAACTGGTTGTGTGAATGCTTGACATATTCTTGGATAAGTTTTTGAAATTTTTTCTTTTTTTCCAATATTTGGTCTAAATAATTTTGTGTCATATCTTTGTAATCTTCTTAAATAATAATATGGATCATTACAAAAATCTTCACAAGTATCTTTTTCTATAACTGCATCATCACATGTTAATTTAATTTGAGGATCTATATCATCATCAGTTCCAATTCCAAAAAAATCTTTATCTTTTATTTTTTTAATTTCAATTTCATCATCTTCTATACCATGCATAATTCTAGAATTAGAATAACTATCATCAATGTTATGAAGCTCAAAATCAATATTAATATTATGTAATTGTGTTAGATTTAATTTAACATTTGTATTATATTCATATTTGTTATCAAATATATTTTTACCATTGTTTAAATTTTTGCTATATAAAAATTTTTTAAATTGACTATCTTTTATATATGTGTCATAATTTAAAAATAATGTTAAAAAAGTTGTGAAAAAATTATATATTAATGGTATTTGATATACTTTTGTAATTCCATTTATTAATATGTTTTTATTAGTAATTGTTACTAATATACCCTCTTTAAATTCTGATAATGTTTTACTACTTTTTGATGAAGAATATTTTTTTTCCCATTCAAGCATATAACTTTTTATTTCATCTATACTTTTTTGATACTTTTTTTCTAATAATTTAATAATTACATATGTTTCTAATTGTTTATCTTTTAATTTATCGATTTCATAAAGAATATCACTCATATTTGCAAATCGACTAATTCTTTTATATTTTATTTTTAAACTATTATAAGTTATATTTTTATCATCTTTTTTTTTTAATATATTTTTTGGGAAATCAACTAAAAAATGAGGAAATTTTTTAGAAAAATCATATAAATTTTTATAATCAATTGATGTATCTAAATTTAATGGAATAATTATATTCATAAAAGTAATTTTTGTATTTTCTTTTAAGTGTAATTGACTGTCTTTAAAAGTAAGTTCAGGTGGTTCCAATTTTAATTTTTCACCTATTTTTTTAACTATTCTATTTTTATTAATATCATTTATAAAATATCTACAATCATTAACTAAATATTCTATATCATTAAATGTTGCATTACTATCTCTATCAAATGCAATAAATAATGATATGACACCATATTTATCTAATAATATTGTATAATAAAGAGACTTTTCATCATTTTTTTTCATAATCTTTTTTATTATTAAACCATTCATTCTTCTTTGTTCATTATTTGTATCAATACCCAACCATCTACTTAATGTTTTTTTATCGATATTTTTATTATCAATTGCTTGTTTTGATATTATGTAAAAAGGAGATTCAAATAATTCTTCTGAATATTTAATAAATGGTATATTTTCACTTATTTTATTGTCCTTAATATAATCAAATATAGGATATAAATCTATATACTCTTTTTCACCACTATTTGTTAAAGAAATATTATATTGGTTTACATCAATTATTATTGTAAATATATTACATGAACTAAATTGATCTCTATTAATTTTATTATTATTCATCAAATCATATATATATTCTTCTTTTTCAAAATACTCTTTTAATAATATATAATTATTTTTTACTTCATTTACATCATATTGTAAATTTACATATGGCCAATATTTCTTAAAATAATTTTTCACTAAACCTTCTGTTATATTAACTTTTTTTAATTTTAAATATTTCTCTTCTTCTTTTGCATCTGAAATATATATTATATTTTTTAAATTCAATTCATTCATTAAATCATATATTAATACATTATTTTCTGTTGTAATTTTTTTATATTTATTTTTATCAAAATAATAATCATTTTTAAAATTAAAATTTTCATATACATGTGGTTCAAATAATTCTTTATCTTTAGTTTCAATATTTTCATAATTATATCCAATAATTTCATTTTTTCCTGTTTTTTTTTGAATCATCCAAATTTCTTGATTTTCTGGTATAATAAAATCTTTGTTATCAAAATCACTCATAAAAACAAATATTTTTTTTCTTATTTCACTTATTGTTTCATCAATATATATTTTATTGTAAATAAATTTTATTTTAATTTTATTTTTAACAACATCAATCCAACTCATAAATTCATTTGGATATTTATTTTTTAAATGTAAAATATCTTCTTTAACAATAGTTTCTCTTTTTTCTAATTTATTAAATATTTTTTTTGTTTTTTCTTCAACATTTCCTATAAAAACATATACTTCATTATTAATTCTAGATTTTTTATAAACAGAAAAAATAATATTATCATATTTTATATCACAAGCCATCTATATATATGAAATATATTTTTAGATAAATAGATATTTAAAAATATAAATATAATTATTATTTCTTATTTTTTTGTGTATTTTTCTTCGTAAACTCCAGAGTATAGTTCTTTATCTACACTATATTCTGATAAATACAATGAATTTATATGAAGGAAAATATGTAGTAAACTGGAGCATTAGCGTAAGTTTATGGTTATTTTCAGAAACGTATGTGAAGGAAAATAGAAAAAAGAATATGAATAAAATAAAGGTTCATCGCTATATTCCAGAGTTTATAAAGGAAAATACATCATTAAACTATATATTTAATACCATTTATTTCAATACCAATACACCATTTTTTTTCATTTCTAATAAATTTGAAGTTTTCATCAAGTGTAAGTACATTATCTTGAAGAATACCTTGTTTATTTAATTTATCAAATATAGATAATATAGTTTCACCCCAAAATGTACTTGATAAAATATTATCTTCATTTTCACTATCTAAATATCCATGTCCAAATGTTGCACATTCAATACCATTTAGAATGAATGATGATACATTTTTATTTGAACTATCAATTGCAGAAATGGTGTACAAATATTGGTGTTTATTTTCGTGTTTAATAAGAATAGAATTTTTAGATTTACCCATTTGAATCCATTTTCTACTTGATTCAATAATAGGATGTGTACTTGTACCAATAAGATTATTATTTTTTACTAGATCTCCTGTATATGATGCTTTCATAATATATTGAACCGTTGCATAAGAATCATTATTTTTACATTCAATTCTATCGCCTGATTTCAATTGATTGAGTTTAATAGTTTTTAAATTACTGTTTTTATCAATAATTGATATTAATGACTCACCAACAAAACAACCAGCACTACGATCATTATATGAAGATGCATATTGTTGTGTTGATACTGTGCTATAATATGCACCGATTGGAATATATATAATACTATTAAAATCTAGATTTAATTTATCCAATTTAGATTTAGCAACAATACCACTATATGATTGCAAAGAATCATCTTTAAAATTAATAGTACTTTGATTAATATGCGCTTGTATTAATGAAATAATATATTTATCTCCCCATTTTGTATAATTATTCATAGCTTTCATAATTTGTCCTTTCATTATATCACATGATATAATATCTATTAAAAGATATTGAATCTCTTTTGTATAATTATTATCATCTAACATTGGTAAAAGGTCAATATATTTTTTATGTAATGATTCCAACTTAATTTTATGAGTAGGAATATTATGTAAATTAACTTCGGATAATATATTAATTAATTCAGAACGAAATTTATTTAATAAATATTTAGAGGTTTCAATCTCAATAATAGGAAATGTTTCATCATATATTTTAGTTTCATTAGTATTTGTTGATAGATTTGTAAATTTTAAATTACCAAATCCTATTTTATTACCTTTTGGAACTGAAACAATGTAATCTTTTGTTTGTAAAGATTGAATATTTCCAATATTAATTTTACCAAAATCAATCGTAGTTTCATTTGTTATTTCAAAACTGATTTGAGCATTAGTTATTGATACACTAAATAAATTAGCAATATAATTATTAAATACAGTTGCCAACATATTTTTATCAGATATAAATGCAAAAATACCTTTACCCATTGTATAAATAGTTTTAATTATTTCAATATTTAATGAATTACCAAACCCAAAAACATCAATAATACAATTAAAATTTGTATCATCTAAATATTTTTTTAATAAAGTTTGATAAACACTAACATTTTTATTATCAGGTTCACCATCTGTAAGAATAATACAATGAGTATGAATATTTGATGAATTCGATATAATAACATGTAATGTTATGTCTATTCCATCAATTAAGTTTGTTGTTCCATTTGTATTAATACTATCTAATATTTTGATAAATTTAATCTTATTTTCTTCTGTCATTGGTAATAACTCAGTAATTTGAGTACATGTACTACCAAATATAAATATTGCTAATTCAATTGTTTCATTAGATGCTTGAATAATTGCCTTGCATGCATGAACAACAAGACTAATTCTTTCACCTGACATTGAACCGCTAATATCTAACAATAAATATAATCTTTTTTGAGATGTTATACCTAAATTATTATTAACTGTAATTACATAATAATCATCGTTTTCACCACTAAAGGGCTGAGACATAGAAATAGTAACACTTTCTGCCGCCATTTTAACTTAATATAATTTTGTATATAATAATAAACATTTAATATTAAATTAATAAAAATCATTTTTTTTAAGAGAAAATAATAAATATATATTTTATATATTTATTAAATGAATTTTGTATTTAATAAGCTTAAAACGATAATATCAGATCCTAGAATTATTTTTTTAGATACTGATGCAAAATTACCGTCTTTTATAAATAATCTAAATAAAAGCATGATATCTCCTTCCATGCGAAATATAATACAAAATATGCCTAAAGAAGTACAAAATGAAATGTATGCGTTATATCAAGTAAATATGACATTATGTGCAGGAGATGGTATGCAATTTGGAAAAATTAATGGAATTGAACGTAAAATAACTGATATAGAATGGTTTACACGAAATATAATTGGTCATAAAAGAAATGAAAAAAAAACATATATTTTTTGTACAACATGGAAAATATAAAATATTTAATCGAACATCCTGAATTGAATATTTTATTTTTATTATATGATGATACAAATGATATATTTTCCTTCGTAAACTCCGGAAAATAGTTCTTTATCTACGGATAAATCCTCCGATAAATTCATTGTATATTTAGATACTTTAATGAGATTATTTAATAATAAGATTAATAATATTTTTGAAGATATATCATGTTACGGTAAAAAATTAAATTTAGAGGTACTATATCATATTCTTAAAGATAATGGAACATATCATTTTTTCCCAATAAATGAACTAAAACAAAATTGGATGAACAATTATTTTAGATCATATCAACAATATACAGAATATTTTACAATAGATTTTGTTCAAAATAAAATAGTAAAAAATAATGGAAATAAAATAATATTACAGAAATGAAGGTTCATCGCTATTTTCTAGAGTTCATAAAGGAAAATAGTTCTTTATCTACGCATAAATTCATTGTAATCAGATAACAATGCTTTAGAATAAAGCCTTCTCTTCTAAGAAAATTTTTCACAAAAAAAATCTAAATAAAATT